GTGTAGGCGAAACCGGATTAACAGTTTTTTGTCCCATTTATTTTAACCTCCTTTTAATTAGCCCGCAGCTTCAGTAAGATACAAAGTTGCGAGTGCTTCAGGATGAACAACTTTGGCACCAAACACGTAAAGTCCTTTTACGCCCTGTCCAAATCCTGCTTCAATATCAACAGCCTTGACCTGTGAAATTTGTCCAGCATAAGAAATCGCAGAACGATTAAATGCCATAACAGCAGAAACAGAAGTTGCCGCGCTCTGTACGTTATTTGACATGATGATCCTGAATCCAAGAGCATCGCCAATATAACCAGAAGTCAAAGCGCCATCATCGAATACTTTGGGAACGGCAGTTGCAGAAATACCACCGACCTCGGCAAGCAACAGTTTCTGATGAACCCACGGAGGAACAACCAAGAAACGATCACCAGAAGGAACATTATTTTCATCCATATACCGTGAAGCATATGAAATAGTAGAAATAATATTTCCGCTCGTTACTGAAACAGCAGTCGCAGCAGTACCGAGATTAGCACTTGTAATTCCAGCTTTGTCATAAAGCTTTGCAAGGAACTGGTCAATCTTATCAGCAACCTGATAAGCAGCTTGTGACATTGCGGCGTTCATAACTTTCGGATTCTGCTGTGCAATATCAATATCATCAATACGGAAGCTAAAAGATTTAGCCTGATCGATGATAAGTTCTTTCTGTGCTCCGTCAAGAGTCTCGAAAGTCAAAGTAGAATCTTTCACATAATCGGATACAGTGATAACGCCGATTTCGTTAATTTTTACACGATCACCGTAACTGGTGATTTCTCCCTGGTAATCAGTATTTACCAGCTGAGCAAAAGCAAGATTTTTCCGAAGTCGAACATCAAGCTTTGCACTCCAAATCGCAGGGATAAAATTCTCAAGTCCCATAATTTGTTTCCTCCATTTAATTTATTAGCCAATCATACTATCAAGCTCGCCAGATTCTTCGAGTTTGCGTAATTCCGCTTTACTCATTTTGCTCAGGTCAACTTTTTCTGATTTAGGTTTACCGCCATTAGGAACAAAATTTTTGCTTGCGATAAGATCATTAATTGCAGCTTCTTTCACTGCCTTATCGTGCGCTTCAATTTTCTGTAAATACAAATCAGCTTCCTCGATAGATGATGGCAAGAAATCATCAACAAAGAATGGGTCAACTTTTCTCTGAGCTGCATTTTGCACAATCTGTCTTTTCAGATTATCTCGCGCACTCTTCTTTTCTGATTCATCCAATCTATCTTGCATTTCTTTAATTTGTTTTGCCACAGGATCATCTTTGGGCATGATCTTTGAAACTTCAATTGCTAAACGCTTTTTAACTTCAGGTTCAAGCTTATCTTCCATCCATTTTTTTTCTGCGGTTTTAAGAGCTTGTGTGACTCTTGTATCACCGTATGGCTGAACAAGTTTTTCTCCTTCAGGCGTTACCAAGAATGCAGATACCTCTTCTGGAGTTATCTTTTGTTCTGGCATAAAAGATTTAACGATTGCTTTTACGCCTTCGTCATCTTTATTTTCAGCAAGAAATTTCTTTACATCTTCGATTGTGATTTCCATTTACTTCCTTCCTTTTGAATTATGTTTCTTTTTTGCAACATCCTTCGTTATCTTATTCGCTCCCGTTGTCTTTACAATAGTTGTTTTCTTTTCTGTTTTCTTTTCTGTTTTCTTTTCTGTTTTCTTTTCTGTTTTCTTTTCTGGTATCGAATTAGATTTTGCCTTAGTTGACTGGACATCCTTTTTAATTACTTTGGTTTCTGGTTTCTTTTCAGCAAGTTCTGTCTTGGTATTTATCATTTCTGGATGAAGTGATACCTGCCTTCTTTTCCTTGCTTCCAATTTCCTTTGCCTCTGTTTATTCATTTAATTTCCTTATCTTTAATTGATTATATAGTATCTGTATCAAAAACTAAATATTAATTGTATCTAAAATTTCTACGTGGCTTTTTTCGTTGTTTTATACCTCCTTAGTTTTGTTTCAACGCCTTTACAATGCCATTTATTTTAACTCTAATCGATCCATCCTTACTTTCGATCGGATCTATTAAAGGAATTCCAATTATATTATTTCCAGTCTTTATTCTTATGTCGTTATCGATTGGTGTTATATGATGAATAACTTTTAATCCATTATAGAATCTAATCGAAAGAATAATATTGCTAGATGAGTCGAGAGCATTCAATTGTTCTGTTATTGATACAGGCCAATCAGTTCCGCCAGCCCAATCAGCAAGATCAATCAATTCAAGAGCATCAGAAACAGAAGCAATTGTTAAATAAGTATTATTTGGAGAATCAATTAAAATTTCATCTTCAAGAATACTTGCTAAAGAAATAAATGTTGAGTTTTTAGTGTCGATTAATGTATTAGAATCATTTAATGAGACTAAATATCTTGCTGTTTTATTTATAACATCTATTAATGTTTCGTCTTCAAGTATTGTAGAATTAGTAATTATTGTTCTATCTTTTGTATCTACAATGCTTGATGATTCAGTTGTTGATGCTATTTGTATTGATACTTTTGATTGTGTATCTATTAAAACAGAAGATTCGGTTGCGCTTGATATAGTTGTAAATGTTCTATTTGGCGAATCAATTAAAGTGCTTGTTTCTGTTATTGATACTGATACTAATAAAACAATATTTGCATCTTTTGTATCGACTGCATTTCCTGTTTCTGTAATAGATACTGGCAATATATAAAGTATTGTTCCATCTTTTGTATCGACTGCGCTTGCTGATTCTAATAACGATACAAGAGTTGTAAATGTCACGCTTTCAGTATCGATTAAAGATGCTGATTCTAATTGAGACGCCAATCCAATAAAAGTATTAGATAAAGAATCTGTTAAAGATGAGGATTCTAATTGAGAGGCAGTTATTGATGTTGCCGCTTCCCAAAATTCATTGGCAATTTTATTTGAAACACCGTCAGGGATAAATTGAACAAGATTTGAACTTATCAATCTCCCTGATGGTATTTGTCGAAATTCGCTTTTAGCCATTATTCGCCAATTCAAACATTATTTCTGGAACCCCACTAGATGTAGAATCTGTTTGTACCCAAAAAGATAATGCACTATCATTATAAATAATTGGCGCTCCTGTTTTTAATAGATCATGCGTATCTCCATCATTATTTATACGAACTCTTCCTTGCCAAATATTCCTAACAACAAGAACATCAAATGCTCCAGCCGTCATTGCGGTACCACCATTAGTAACAATAACGCTTTGAACTTTTTGAACACCAGTATCGCCAGTAGCCAGTCCAATTTGAAATAATTTTCCAATTGTTAATGCTGCTGCTGCCTGAGCAACAGAAATAATACTTGTCTTTGCTGTAACTCCGGCCTGATTTGTATATGTTACTTGAACTTGCCATGCCGTTCCCGTTACAAATGCTGTCGATATTTGTATCCATATTTCGTTTCTTGAACCATAAGATGAACCTCCGGCATAATCTGGACATCTTGTTGTAATATCTGGAGAACTTGATATTGCAGTTGTTCCGGCAGCATAACTATAAGGTCCAGATTTGGTTATTGTATCTACCAACCTTATTCTACACGCAACAGAGTTACCAAATTCAACTTTAGTTAAATATGAAGTTCCTGTTATAAAATCAATTAAAGGATATCCAGCAATTGCATCAGTTTGAAGTATTGCTGTTGCTGTTGATGCTCCAGCTAAAGTCCCGGCTCCTGGATTACCTGAAATCTCGTGTAATGTAAATGGAATAGTTGCAACAGTTGTTCTTGCTGTTCCTGTTTTAATCCATCCAACTCTTTGTTTAGATGCTGCGATATAATTGTCTAAACTAACCATTGCCATTTTATCACCTCATTACAAAGACGTAGTATAAGAAACCTGAAGCGTATCTCCGACACCAACAACTTTATCTCCACCAGTAAACAATCCAGCCGAATATAAAACGCCATTAGTATCTGCAATAGTTGAAACCGCTCCTGAACCAAAAACAATGAAACAACCTTTAACAGTTCCTCCAGTTGTTATAATTGAAAAGCTCAATGCAGCAGACAATGCTTTCGATCCAGTCGATGCCGCAGACCATACACAAGTTTTTCTTGGCGCTGTATATAAAGGAAAATTAGATGCACTTCCAGCTTCAACCCAACCAGCATGACTTGCCATTGTATCGAGTACAGTTGGGACAGTTGAATACGAAACAGAACTAATCAATCCCATATAAGGACCAACTACTGTAACTGCCGTTGCAAGAGCTGAATCAAGCATAAGATTCTTTCCAACATTAGTTACAACATTATCAATTGTATCTTCCCATTTTGTGTTTCCGTCCTTACTTACACAAATAACTTTATAAACGCCTTCAGCATTACAATTTTCATTCATTCCTTTACCTCTTATAATTTCAGCATCACTAAACATAACAGCATTTGCTTTTTCCATCTTTTATTCCTCCGTTTATATCAAATCAGTTCTTATTATGATTTTCGACCCAGCTAAAAATGCTGCATCCTCTTCAACTTTGCTTGAACATTCTTTTATTACATCGATTATATCAAATCCATTTTCTTTATAGTGCATATTTTCTACAAGATCAATTCCTGTTGTCTTTACTTGACCAATTATGTTTTCTTCTTTAAACCCTCCAGCCAATAAATTTAAATTGTCGCTTGACGCTAATGCAAGATCGCTACCATTAGCAATCATATATCCATCATGAGCTTTTATTCCAGAAAAATCTTCATTTGCATAATTAGATCCGTTAACTCCCATATTCGCATAATAAATTTCATCAGTTCCATCGTTAGCAGTTGCAACATAATCGGAGCTTGCAGAAATTCCATCGCTTTTATTTTTAATATTTGTTTGTAAATAAGAATCTACGTTACCGCCAACGCCTAAAGGATTATTTGGAAGTGTTTCTGATTTTCCAATTGATAATGATTTGGTATCTTTATCAAAAGTAAAATCTGTATCTGATCCTCCAGATCCGTTATCGTTAAACTGTACTTCTTTATTTAATCCAACAGGATAATTATTTCCCCATTCTATATCATAATCGCCATTGCCCGCTTTTCTTAATACTTGATGAAGCAATCCTCCTGGTGGTATATTTCCACTTCCTCCTTCTGATGTACTTGATCCTAATCCAAATTTTCCAGCTGCTATAAATTTACATTTAGAAAAATTATGTAAATCTGTGCAACCTTGCTGAATTACAATCCATCCTCTAAAAACAAAGTCACCAACAAGAATAGAATAAATATCTATGTTGTCGTTTACTCCATTTATCGCTTCATTCATAGATGCGTATTCTTTTTGCCCATATTGAAAGAAAACAATACTCGGACTATAGAACATTGTCTTTATTTGAAAATATCCAGGAGTCATTGCAACCAATGATGAGCCATTATCATAATATTCTGGATCTACATTACTGTGAGGAACTGGGTTATAAAACCATTCACCTGCTTGATGATACAAACTAAAAAATAATTCAGGATTGCCTTCTGTAGTTGTAACAATATCAGGTGCTTTTGGATTATTCTCCATATTACTGCCGAGTCTAAATATTTTACCAGAACTTCTTTTAATAGATAATGTTGGAGTGGCGCTTATTGCAGAATATATATTTCCAACAATATTAAATGATCCAAGCGCATAACAAAGTTGTTCAAATCTCGTTATAGAATTCACTGCTCCGAATTGATATTGATATACTGCCGCAATTGTAGTAAGAGCTGGAATAACCGCTATAACTCCGACATATGCAATATCAGCGTATTCTTCTGGCGTTGGTGCTAAAAGAGATTGATGAACTATTCCGTCTTTATCGAGCGTAATATAAATTGGATGGCGTCCGCCTGTTCCCCATACAGGAGTTATTGAACTTATTCCTGATGGAAGTTTTAATATTGTTTTCGCAATGGTTCCTGGTGTTGTAAAGTTATCAATAAATATTGCTTCACCTGGTAATATATCAAATTTACTTGTATCTCCAGAATGTATTTGTAAACCTAAACCCCATGTGACGCCTGTACTCAATGCGTAATCAACGTTATCACCTTGTAATCCTTGCTTTCCTGATTGACCTGATGCTTCAACAACTATAGGCGCGGGAGTTGTTATATCTACATTAAATTCATTTTCATTTATTGCAGTTACGCTTATAACATCTGGCTGTTGAACTAATATATTAATCATAAGCTCTCCAGCGTTCCAGCCATAAATGTTCTTTTTAAACCCTGATCGTCAAGATAATCCATTTTCCAGCTATGTAAAAAAGCCTGTTGAGTTGTTCCGAAAATAGTAGTTGTTGATGCGTAAAAAGTACATTGAATAACTGATGATGCTGATCCTGTTGTATGTACAGTCGGAATATTTATTTCATCTGTAGTGTTATTCAAAGTTACGCTTGTTATAAAAGTATATCCTGATGAATTAAATGGAACTGTGAATTGAGGAATATAATCATTCCCGTGAACTATTCTTATGTCGCATGGTCCACCGACTTGTTCTAATAAAGCTCTTGCCATTTATATATTCCTCCTTTTATTTTACTTTAATTGGATATTTCTTTTTCCAATCATCATAATTCATATATGGTAATATTCCTTGTTCTCTTGTTCGCATTAATTGTGGCGAATATCCAGACACTTGGAATCTATGATTACATCGACAATTGATTCTGTTCTTTGCAGTCAAACTTTCATGGCAAGGATAAGGAAATGGATCTTCTCCGGGTAAAGAAAACATTCCAGTCTTCTTATCTTTTATTTGTCCATCGGCATAACCGTGATCTGCTCTTGTTCTTGCATCTTTTGTTGCATCCCATATATCGTCGCCTTCAATACCTTTTTCAAATGCCCGAATATATACATCGTTAGCAGCAGCATTTTGAGCAGTCATTGCTTCAGTTCTTATTATTCTCATTGCTGCCATATTGGTTATGTTCATTGCTTTTTTTAAATCGCGAGTCATTTGTGTTAACGATTTACCCAGAGTCAAACCATTGTTCAAAGCTTTTCTAATTTCAAATCTTGCATTAGTTGGATATTTTTCATATGCTATTTTATCGTGTTCATTTGCAAGGTCTTCCATTATTACATCTTTATTTATTGTTCCCCAGTTTAAACGAACACCCGATACATTATCTATTTGCCAAGCCTCTCTAAAAAAAGATTCATTATACATATCGGGCATAAGTTTAGATATTGTTTTTAAATTTTCTTTTAACGCCGGATCGATTGCAGAAAGCATTTGTTTTTCCATTGAAGCGTAGCGATTATACCGAGTCATATCGGCTCTACTTAATACTCCATTCGTTGCGTACTTATCATATATCTTTTGCATATCAGAACGCATCGTCTGAAGTGCGTCGTATAAAGATTTAGATACTTGCTTTTCGTAAGTATTAATTTTTTGAGCTAATTTATTTATTGCTTCAAATTGCAATCGTTCTGGTGTTGGCATTTATTAACCTTTTCTTACGTTATATTCTTTTCCGCCAGGCCCAACATCAGATATTCTATATCCAATTTTTCTTTTGGTGCTTATCTTGACTGTTTTTTGTTTTGTGGAGGTTATTACTTTTTTATTTCCTGCTCCGCCTGCTTTTCGCCCTGATCCTTTTCCACCCATAATTCATTCCTCCTTAATATTCGATTCATTTACATATTCAATAATTGTTTTTCCTTTATGACAATGAATCTTTTTCAAATCGCATAAAGATTTAAAAACAACTGTTGATCTATACTTTGACAGCCACCTCATAGTAACTGTCTCATCATCAAAAACACATCCTTGAGCTACAATTCCAGTTCCACTATTATTACTTACATCTTCAAGCCTAATCATGTTGAACAATCGCATTTAGTAATCCTTTTTTATTCTGTTATATTCTCATCAGTGTTTTGTGTATCATTATTGTTGTCTTGATTAGTAGTATCATTAGTATTTGTATCGTTTCCAAATCCCATATTCTCTACATCAGGCATTAACGCTTCCATATCTTGATCTTGTCTTTCTAATTCTTTTTCAACATCAGGAACAATATCGTCAGGCATTATATCAGCAATTAAATAACGACTGAATCCTGCATTCTTCATTGCAACGGCTGTTTGTGCAAGCTCAGCAAGATTATTTGGTTTATTCCTTTTATGAGTAATAACTATTTGATCTGATGATCCGTCGACTCCTCCTGTGGTTCGATATATAATTGAAATCAAATCAATTCGTTCGCATAATCCAACATCAAAATCAGCTTCAGCAGAACTAACAACATTTTCAAAGTCAAATAAAAGCCTGTCTATTGCAGCTCCCGTTAATGCTCCCGTCATCATTGTGAAATCAGGAACATGAGCTTGAGCGTGTATTTCTTGTTTCAATAGATCAGTCATAAATTTAATAAAACCATCTGGAATATCTTTTGTCAGGAAAGATATATCTGCCCCTTCTGGCAAATGTTCAAATATTCTTTTCTTTTTTAATGTTCTTGCTGCTGATTCTACCATCTCAGAACTTTGCTTTTTTGCTTGATCTGTTAATCCAAACTTTTTCATAATCAAATAAGCAAAAGCAAATCTATCGAATTCATTCATTGAATCAGATGTTAATGTGTCATAAGCATCGAGCAATGGAAGAACAGGTTCAATCAATCCATTCATTTCATCACCGAAATAATATGATACTACAGGAATTTGTCCAAAGAAGTTTGTATAATCTTCGCCTTCTTTAGTTAATTTTTCCTCGTTACCTTCGTCATCTTTCATTGTCCAAATATATTTTTCATAATGGTCGTCATAATAAACTTCGACTCGGCCATTATTTCCTTCTGTCTTAAAAAACCTAATTGCTATTTTCTTTTTAGGTTCAATACTGAAATCATATAATAATATCATTTCGCGAGGATCAACAGAAACCCAACGAGCGTAATTTTTATTAGTTATCATTCCTTTTTCGTTTAATGCTGTTTCTGTATCAATATAAACAAGCTCATATGCTAATCCAAATATTGCAGTATTGCGACCAGCTCTGTTTGTTTTAATCCATTCCTTATTTATTTTAAAGTTTTCATTTAATTGATCGTAATAAGGAGTTTCTATTTTCTCACCTTCAGGAACTTCAATTGTTTCATCTTCAATTTCTTTGTAAGTAATATATTTTGGGCGAAAAGCATATCCAGAATAAGTAGTGATAATTTTACGTCCATATGGAACAGGAATTCTATTATCAGGATTGTTCACATTTGGAGCTATTGTTCGTTTTAATATCTTAGTATTATGTCCAAGATAATATTCCCATAACTTATCGAGCTTTGGAACTTCGATTGCTTTATATGTATTAATAAATGAAAGAATTTCCTCTGTAGTTAATTGTTCGCTTTCGGTCTTCATTATAGTCATAATATTTTTCCTCCAGATATAAGTTCAGCATTAATAGCCAAAGTTTTTAATTGCTTTGTGTTTATAATAACATCTTCAGTTATTTTATTAATAAGAGTTTCTATTGATTCTGTTGTAATTTCGCTATCAAACATCAAATATTTCAATCCTGACTCCTCTTTATAATCGTTTTTTACGCCTTATTTACTTACTGTATTGTCATTTTATTGATGACTATACACATTATTGACTAATTACCTTAAAACTATAGTAACGTGATTAATAATGAATATTATTATATCTACTATTTTCCATATCGCTAATGGTAAACAAATAAAACTAAACATCAAAATGCTCCACGCGCCTTTCATTTAGCTATAATCCTTTAGATCATTATATGCATTTATCATAGCAACAAGATCACCACTCATTGCTGCCTTATCTGCTTCTCTTAAACTATTTTCCATCATAGCTGCTGCCATTCTTCCACAACCATTTAACATTGGATCATTATACTGAATAATTAATTCCCTTACTCGTGCCATTTCTTTTGGTAATGATTCTCCAAGTACTTCCATAATTCAATTCTCCTTTTTATAAACCTAAATCGTCAGCAGATATGCCATAATCATCTTCATCGAGATTTCCAATATAATATCCAGGATGCCAAACAGATTCAGTACCATATCTCATTGCTGCAATTCCATCGTCATTCTGTTCAACGAATCCTTCTGTTGGCTCTCCTGATTTATCTTCTTTCCTTTTAAATTGTTGAGCCTCTCTTGCAAGGTTCGGACAAAATGTCTTATGTATATGCCATGTTCTCGATTTTAGAAAGCCAATTCCATATCCTAATGATCCTGGACCTTTTTTAGCAGGCTCTATATTCCACCCAGCTCTTCTCCATTCTTCAATACGATCAGGTTCTGCGCTATCTGCTGTTATTAACCAATCATGCCCAATTTGATTTTCCCAATAGTCTTCAGCAGCTTGTATAAAATCTGTATTCGTCCAACCCTTTCCCCATATCTCGTCGAATGAATATAAATCACCATCTTTGAATCCGCCTCGCTCTATTGCAGAAGCATGAACAGTACCAAAGTCCATTCCAGTAAATACATTTTCAAGATCGTCTTCTGTATAATCGAAATCTTCTATTACAATATTATCAAATACAGTATTTCCATAAACACCCCATTCTCCAAGTACATATACTTTCTTGAAATAAGGATCTGTAATTGATTCCATATATTCGCGTACTTTATCTGATAGGAACAAATTATCTTTATATGTCGAATGATGAAAAAATACATCTTCAGGACTCTTATCAACTAATTCTGTTTTAATCCAATGCTGAATATGTATTGGATTGAGAGATAATATTCCTTGAAGCAATTCATTTGATTTATTATTAGTTCTTAATCGTAATCGTAATTGTTGCAAATCTTTATATGATATTTGATCTGCTTCATCAACCCAAAACCCTGTTGGATCTTTTATTGATTTTAATTTATTAACATCATCAAGACCTACACCTAATATATCAGAACGATTTGGCTTAAATACAATAGATGAATCTGTATTATTAAATGAAAACAACGCTTCGAGATTAAATCCATCAGTATCACAAATAATATCTCGAAGCGTATCATATACAGAATGCTTAACATCTTTTTTTACTTTTCTTATTGATAACCATCTTGATCGTTTAGAAAGCATTGTTTTTAATATTACTTTCTGAGCAACTGTAAATGATTTAGAACTATTCGCGCCTCCGATAACAACTTGAAGAGGATGCTGATCTTGATATAAATCATAGAATGCAGGATTCATATATTCAAGAGCATGAGTTAAATCAATTTTTATCTTGCCATCGGAATCTGACATTTATTTCTTATCTTTTTCCTTTATTGTTTCTATAATTGCTATTATCTGGCAATTCAGGTAATGCAACTTTATTAAAACCATCATCAAAAGATTCTATTTGCTCAATAGGTTCATATCCATTGCAATTAATACAAATTCTATTATTCCTTTTACAAATAGATGATTCAACATTGATATCTTTACACGGTAATCTTTCACTCATTTCTTTTTCTCCTTTTTAATAGTAGGTATTACTGGGATTATAGGTGCTTTTACTATATATTCCATTTGGCCACCAACTTCTATTTTACTTGATTCTTGCCATTTTGTTTTATCTTTATTAGTTAATATAAACTTTTGTGCAATAACATTTGGAGGCATATGTTTTGTTACTATTCTAACCAATCTTTTTTCAGGAGTCTTTTTACGTCCCATTGGTTTACCATTCTTTCCTTTAGCGCCTTTGTTTTCTGGTGGATATATTATTTCGTATATAGGTTCTTCATAATCATATCCATTAGCTATTCTATACATCTTTCCTGTTACTTTTTTAATTGGTTCATATGATCCTTGTTGTATAGCTTTTAAGAATTCAGGGTATTTCTTTTTCCAATTATTAAATGTAGCAATTGATATCGCCATATGTTGAGCTGCTTGTTCATCTGTATAATCTAATGAAATCAAGCGTTTTACTATTTTGGGATGAACTTCTTTATTGTACCCTGTTATTCTTGCCATGTAATCAGTATATAATAATTGTTATATAAAATAAATATAACTTTTTTAATTATTTTCTACGTGGCTTTTAGTGAATTTTGATTGGTTTTAGTGGACAATTTAGTATTTAATATTATGTTTGTGTATCTTTCTGTTAATGGTCCGGCATAGTTTTTTCTTAATTCTTTATTTATATTTTCTATTACTTTATTTAGTAATTCTTTTCTTTCTGATTTTTTCATATCATACTCTATTTGATTTAGATATAAATTGTTTGTGTTTTTTAGTATTTATATATGAATATTTTTCCGTTCTATTTAAGCATCTTGTGTCGAAACAATATCTACAATCTTTTATATTGCGCTTACAGTATATTTCTTTCATTCCAAAAAATTCTTTTCTTTCGGTCATTTTATTTCTTTTGCTTTATTTATAATATCTTTTTTAAATTCATTCATTACTTCACCTATTGCTGCATATTCTCTATTTGTTTTTGAAGAGATTATTCTATTTGTTTCTGTACTTATAATAGCAACAAATTCTTCTGACTCTTCTTCAGTAGTTATTCTTATTTTTCCTTCATAAATTGTTTTCATAATCTTATTCCTTTATTAATTATTACTGACGCAATCCAAATAATCATAATCAACACTGCTCCAATTATATATAATACCAAAGCCATTCTGTCATTATCTTCTTTCATAATATCTCCTTATAAAATTACAAGAATTATTGCTATTGCTAATGTTGAAATAAATATAATCATTCCTATAGTTATCATTTGAACAGGTCGAAAAAAGTTTCAATATAATAATCAATCTTTTCATTAATCATTTTAAAAAACTCAATTAATTTATTCATATTGGATTACGCTCCTATTTTTATAATCATAATAAACTATATCGATTGCTTCTTTATATGAATATTCTTTTATTAGTGTGTATGGTTTTGTTCTTGTTATCATTACTTGAGGTTCGTATACTATTCCATCGACTTTTAATAATGCATGAAGCACTCCATCATTTTCTCTTATTCCGAGCATTGATACATTTTTATAACCCATATCAAGAGCATATGCCATTAATAAAATAGTTGCATCGGCGCACATTCCACTTTTTCTTGATTCTGTTTGTTTTGGTGATTGCCATTGATACGGAGTGTTTACTTTATAATCAACATTTATATAAACCCAATGACGAGCCTCATATAAAGAGTTAAAATGATTATCAATTTTATCGATTTGAGTTATTGATGATTTGTCTTGAAACTCATCCATTTCAAGCTGAGTGCACGATAAAAAAATAAAAGGAATAACCAAAAACAAAAATCTTTTCATTCTATACCTCTTTTCTTCAATCTCCATTCAAGTAAAGATTTATTGGCAATGCCAGCTTCTTTTACTTGTATCGTTCTTGCGTCTTCAATCTCAGAAAACGTAATTCCTATGATTGTGTAACATATTGAACTAATTATAATCTTTTCATCAATATAATGATATAGATAATGCTCGGAAATTTCAGATTTTAGTAGTTTTTCTGCTTCGTTTCGGTATTGGGTTTTCATTTGCTTCTCAAAATAACGATGTATTGTTTTCTTTTTTAATTTCAGCTTTTGTTTTTTCTACAGAATAATAATCGAGAGCATCAATTACAAATTCTTTATGTTTTTGACATAGACAAACATTATGTTTTCCTTTTGATTTAAATTTTGTCGGAACTGCTATTATCGATGCCGGCTCATTACATCTAACAAAATTCTTTCCTTCGTATTCGACATATTCACATTGTGGCATACTAAAACCCCTTTTCCATAGAATAAAGATATGTATCAACCCAATCAAGCAATTCATCTTTCTTTGGATTGTTTTTTAATCCTATTACAATTAAATGTTTATTAAAAACAATAGTTTCTTCTTTTGTTAATGATTTATAATCTTCAACTATTAATTTTGCAATTGACTTTGGACCTTTTCCAAGAATACCTTTTAAATTATCTGACGGATCACCAACAATAGATTTTTCTATTACGGAATCAATTTCTGGAACGTCTCTATATTTTTTTGTTATTGGGTTAAATACTGCTTCTGCAAGGTCTTCTTGAACAACTTGGATAAAATCTTTATCAGCAGAAACAATTATTTTTGAATTATTTAAACATCGACAAAGAGCATATATTAAATCATCGCCTTCAGAATCGAGCTTTTGAATATGAATATATCCGTTTTCAAATCTTTTACTTGCTCGTTTAATGCATTTTGAAATAACTTTATTATGTGTTCGATTAGATTTGTATTCTGGAAGTATTGCTTGACGCCATAATTTTCCTTCTCGGCCATCCCATGTAATATATAATTTTTTTACGTTGAAATCTCTTTTATATTTTTCCATCATCATAAAAAATAAACCAACGGTCTTTTTAACTCGCAACTCATCAGGTACATCTTTTGTTACGAAATAAGCAGCGTGGATTAAATTATCTCCGTCAATTATTATTTTCATTCGATCCTCATATATATTATAGGATATCTAAACAGATTTTTCTTTGCTTTTTACAATTTCTTTATTACAAATTAGAATTAAATTATCGAGATAATTTTTAAGGTCTGCTGCTTCTTCTCGTATCCTTTCATATCTAAAAGGACTTTTTTCAATTTCAATAAAAAGTTCTATATATTCTTCCTCAATAAAATCAACCACATCTCCAATTGATTCCGGGAATATTCCTTTGATTGCGTTCTTCGGATCATCAAGGCGCTCCCATTGTGCTTTAATCCCATCGCAAAGCATTTCTCTTAATTGTTTTTCTCTTGAATTTTCGGCCATTATTTTTCTCCATTTAATATTACGCATTGGTGTCTATTACAAACACCTAAATCTTTATATGTACAATAATCATAATATTTTATTTGACCATTGTTTATCGTCTTGTCATTTACATGATGCTCACATTTATATTTGAACTTACTAAAAGCCATTTCATTACTTGCCATTAACCTCCTGCAATTCTCACAAGTAACTTTTACCCAATCCTTTGTTACTGCATTTGGGAAATTAATTTTAATTAATCCACAAACAGTAAAAGCTTTTTTATGTCTCGATTGTTTGTGGATTATCATTATTTCCTCATAAGTTTTTTCTTTTCATTCTTTTTCTTGTTACGTTCTTTTTTCTTCAATGGTTCAAGTAATTTTTTTACTCGATTAATATTTTTATCAATATCAATTCGACATACTTGAATTAAAGCATCTTCCTTTCCACAATTGATACATTTTGTTTCAACTGGCTTTCCGTCAGGAACATATTTGAATTTAGACTTGCAGTGTTTACAAATGTATCCATTATTTATTCCTCTCATATATTCAGTCAATTCAGGAATAGGATTATTTGATTCTACAAAAGAAACTCCAGCTGTTTCTGTTTCGATTACAAAACACCCAACTGATGCAAGATATGAATCTGCAATATCATTTATAAATTCAAATGATTGCTCTTCCATTGATCCTTCATTCTTTATCAACTCTTCAATATCAACAAAAGGAATCTCAGATATGATTCCATGATCTGTTGTATAAATAGTCTGGTGTGATAAACGCCAAGAACTAATAAAATTCTTTTTATAATACAAGTGAATATCTTGAGTCAAAACTCCATTCTTGCAAACAATATCGTTTTCATTTGGAATATATGGATGTTCGTGTTTCTCCCATTCTTCTTTATTCAAACCATTTGATTTATTTTCTTTATATCCATTGTTTGAATAACTGCCAGAGTCAATATCTTTTCTTGTCCATTCAGTAAATCTTTCTTTCTCTTTACTGAACCCAAAATCAACTCCGCAAAGAAAAATGTTCCCATAATTAAGAATCTGAGCAACAAATATTTGCATAGGTGGAGAACAAGCAAACAAAACAATTTCTGTTCTGATATAATAAGTGAATGTGCAATCTCTTTTATGTTCGTCGTCGCGCCGAGAATACATTCTTTTTAATGTAGTTGAATAAAAAGAATTGTCGTCGCCAGTATTTTGGATATAAAACAAAACATCATTAGGCCATTTTTCAAATAGACTTGGATGACAACAGGGGGTTGAAATAAGTTTTGTTTTTGTTTGACTCCAATCTATGCCTTCAATTTCTTCCCAGCAACAAAAAGGATCGAGAACTAAAATATATGTTGGTTCGATTCCATAATACATTAATGTTCTTGCGTGAGATGTAGTACAAATTATTCCTCCTTTCCAGTCTTTTAGAAACTGAATTGAATAATCTAATGATGGACCAGATCCAAGAATTATGCAAGGATCTTTATTTTTTTTAAGTTCATCGCCAATATCTCGACCTCGACCATCTTTATACATCTTCATTACATTGGCATAATTCATAATCGAATTTACTTCTTCGTGAATTAATTGTATTCTTATAGTACTTGAATTATACGCTGATGATTGGCTTCTTACTGTTTCTTCACTTCTCATTTTTCCTCCGATCTGTCTTTAATGCTGGTGTCTATAAAATGATTTACTTCATTATTGTAACGAAGACCTCCATAATTATGTATAATTGCAGACTCATTTATTTCGACTACATTATCCATCTGTAGGCACTCATGACAAGGATTTTCATCTGTACATCCATCCTCATCGGTTCCACAATAACTACAAAGCAATAAAGCTTTCATTTTTCCTCCTCATCAGAAATTATTTTGTCAATATCATTATTTAATTTTTTTTCAAATAACAAACCACCAATATCAAAATCATTTTCTTTTACATCTGTATTTGCAACTTGAAAATTTCCACCATATTTTTTTAGTTGTTCATCTAAATGGTTTCTTGCTTTTTCAACTACCTTGTTTTTAAAGTAGTAATCATAATAAACCTGAACGCCTTTTCCTTTCAGAATAAACTTTTCAAAAAATATCTCTGCCATTTCAAGATCAATAGGATAGTCGATATCGCAGCATTGCCATTCTTCAACTTTGTATAATGTGAATACAGATTTTGTATCCATTGGCAAAGTTACGATATCAATATCACGAGCGGGAGAGGTTGTCCATGCCTTATAATAAAAATCTCTTGTTCCAATTGCCCAGCCGCCCATCATCTTTGAATAATTCCAAAGAGAATCAGTTATTGCCCATTTAGCATCATATCCTTCTTTTGTTTCGACCTCTCCAGGAATCGTGCATTCTTTATTTCCATATCTTTTTTGATAAGGAACAATATTTTTATAAATATAACATTCTTTCATTGGGCAGGCAGTTATCATGCTATCGATTTCTGTTCCATAAAAATCATCAAAATATGAAATCATATTATCAAGGTCTTCAGGTTTTTTAAGAAGTGAAGTTGGAAGCAAAGGAATAATATTTTTTACATCGATCTTCAAAGTGTTTTCGATATAATCAAGAGCATGAGCAAAAGGAACATTTGCAGAAATACTGTTTTCATATTTTGGGCGCCTAATAATTTCAGCTCCAAACTTTGCTCCAATCTCTGCAATCTCATCATCGTCAGTTGTCAAAAATACTCGATCAATATTTTTTGAACACTTTGCTTGAATGATGTTCCACGCGACAACTGGAAGTTCGCAAACGATTTTAATGTTCTTTCTTGGAATCCTTGTTGATCCTCCTCTTGCTGTAATCAATGCAATTGTTAATCCTTTTTCACTCATTACTTTACCTCTTTAAAATATTTTTTGTTGTTTAATACATTTGTAAAAAAAGAAATTATAGAATGTTGTTGTCCTAATTCACAATCATCTAATTCTATTCGTAAAAAAGAAAATTCACCTTCTTCTTCTATAAATCCTTTCTTAAATAAATCAATTGCTTTGGATGTTAGTTTGTACTTTTTCATATGTTAAAACCTCCTCTTGTATTTCGTAAAGTTTGGTATAAATATTATTATTTACAATTCCTTCATTCTCCGTATCATTTATAATAGCTCGAAGCAAAGTTAATTGTGCTAAGTTCCAAGCAGTCATAAAAGCGCAATATGAAAGATTAATTCCTTTTCTATTTGATTTTTGAAAAAGATCAGAACTTGTCATCCTTTCTTTCCATCTTGCAAACGCCTCTTTTCTAATCCAGATGTTTTCTGAAATCATTCATTACTCCTTTATTTCTCCGCCTCTTGAACTTGTAAAATACTTGTTAGCAATTAAAAATATTATAACCAAGGGAATCAAAAGAATAATTCCGACCGCCATCATTCGCCCTAAAGGATTAATGCCGTTGCTCCCGCTAAATTGAATCTGCATAGTTGTCTTTATCATTCCGATTAATAAAGTCATATTTTTATCATTCTGAAGAACAAGCATTTGCCATATAAAATCAGATAGATAAAAAATAGAAGTTGATAAAGCGAGAGTTGCGATTGCTGGTGGAGTTATAGGAAGAACAATATGAAACAAAATATCCCAATCGTTCGCTCCGTCTATTGCTGCTGCTTCAAATAACGATTTAGGAATTGATTCAAAATAATTTCTTGCAAGCAATATTCCGTAACTTGTATATGCACTTGATAAAACAACGCCGATCAACATTCCCGATAAATGAATCTTTTTTAATATTATGTATTGAGGAATCAAAAAAGAAATTCTCGGCATCAACATTCCAATTAAAAGTATTGCAAAGAATACTTCTTTAAACTTAAAATTTGTTGTCGCGAAAAAATATCCAGTGCTTGATGAAATAAAAACAGAAATAACAACCATAACAAATAAAGACCAAACTGTATTTTTAAACCAAGTCATTAAAGGATAATCTAAAAAAGATAAATAGTTATTCAAAAAGAAAGGATATGGGAAAAGTTTAGGTGGCATTCTCATAACGCCATTTAGATTCTGCATACTTCCGACAAACATAAACCATAAAGGAACAAACATAACAACAAACAAAACGACCAAAAGTATCTTCAACAAAATCTTTTTATTTTTCATCATCAACCTTTTTTATCTTTAGATTTCTCCAATATAAACATTTATATTTATTTGTTGCGTTTCTTCCAATCATATCTTTATCTGTCATAGAAACTAATGCTCTGTATAATATAATTCCATCTGCTGTTAACCATCGAACGAATTTTGATGGAACTGGCAAACCATCTTTTACATTGTTCCATCGAGGATTTTCTTTTGCTATTAAATCTGCCTTATACTCTTTTTTCATTTTTAATCTTCTTCTGAATAGCTAAAAGACTCATAACAATTATCATTAACAAAATTGACTCTACTGCTGCTGATCCATAATTTGAATTCTTGAATCCTGTTTGATAAATATAATAAGTCATTGTCGAAGTATGAATATATGGGCAAAGCATCATTATAGTTTCATATATCTGAAAAGCATTTACTATCGATGCAATAAAAACAACTTTTAATATAGGGCTTATTGCTGGAGTCAAAATATGCTTAACACATTGAAAATAATTAGCTCCGTCTATTTTACCAGAATCAATTAATGATTTATCAACATCTAGCAATGCAGTTAAAATAATTATTATATTTCCACCAATAGATGAAAACAAAACAATAAAAGCAACTGTTGGAATTCCTGTTTCTCCTTTTGCAAACCAAGCGATCGGAGAAATATTTATAAAAGATAAGAGCCAATTAAATGGACCTTCCATTCCAAATGCCCATTTCCAAACTTGAGCTATTATTATTCCTGATGACAATACAGGAACATAAAAAAGAATTCTCGATATATCTTGCCATTTTTTACTTAACTCAAAAACAATCAACGCACCAACAAACCCAAAAAATACTTGAGCTGGTGCAAGCAAGATAGTATAAAATAAAGAATTATAAACAGATTGTAAAAAATCTGGATTAGTAATTACATTTTTATAATTATCTAAAAATACAAATTTAGTAACTATAAAATTTGTTTTGAAAAATGAAAGCCATATAACTTCACACAATGGCCAGATTGTGAATATGGCAAAAAATATAAGAGTTGGCAAAATCAATATGACTTTCATTTTGTTTTTCATAAATTATTTAACTTCACTCATCTTTTTCTGGTATTCTTTTATAGCATCTTCAGGAGTGATCTTGAATGCCAAAAGCTTCTGCAAAATAGGATATTGAATTGCTCGACGCTCAGGAAAGCGAGGATCTGAAACGCCGACATCCATAACTCCGTTCTTTGCAATAATACCATCAATCATTTTTAGATAAGGGTCAGTTGTAAAATATGTTGCATCTGATCGAATCGGTGCATTGTTCTGATACTTCGCTTGATTGCCTTGTGATTCTGCATCACCTAAAAACTCAACAAGTTTTGCAGAAATAATATCAAGGTCAGTTCCAGTTTTATGGATAACTACTCCGCACCCATTTGTATAAGTCGGAACTTTTGTAACGCCAGGAGCTCGCGGAAAAGCAACAAAAGTATAATTTGGGTACTTAGTAATTGTTCCTTGAGCAATAGCAGAGTCAAGATATGCTTTTATCCAAGCTGGGAAAAATGCTGTTGCTGCAATATTACCAGCGCACCACTGAAGAATAAAATCATCATCTTGAATGTTTGCAGAGTCTTTATAAATATATCCGTTTTTCATTAGCAACTGATAAAATTCATAAACCTTAACTCCACCTTTATCTGCCATAACAGGTTTGTCATAATTTCCGTTCTCGTAAAAAGGAACGCCGAAAGATGCAAACCAGTTATTAATCAAATAATCGCCTGACTGACTTGCAGCAAAAAACCCAGTAGCGTATTTTTTACCATTGTATTTCTGCTTTACAAGTTCTGCCATTTTAAGAAAATCTGAAATTGTCCAATCTACGGGAACGGTATATCCTATTTCTTTCATTATATCGAGATTGATAAACATCCCTTGGGAGCTTCCTGGCATTGGCAAGCCAAGAACGTCTCCTTTTTTTGTAAAAGGGGCGATAGCGGCAGGATCATACTTATTAATATCAGACACAAGCTTATTCAAAGGCAAAGCATATTCTTTTACAAGATATTTTCCTGTTCGTACTTGTGAATCATAATAAATATTAGGTGCACTTCCTGCGGCAAGCATGGCGTCCATAGTCATCGTGGTTCCACCAGTCTGATCGACAGAAACAAATTCTACAATTACATCAGGATAAACAACTTTGAGTTTTGCAATTGCATCGCCCCACATTGTATGGCCGTTTGCAAATTTAATATCGCCAATCTGAAGTACAGTAATTTTCTTTTCAGCAAACACCGAATAGGCAAGCAAAACAATCAAAATACAAACAAAAAATCTTTTCATCAATTAACTCCTTTTAGAATGTTGCAATAAATTCAAGATATGGACTGAACATAAAATCTGAGGACGGATCAAAAGTAAAGTAAGAACCGCCCTTGATACTTGTCTTTGGATTTATGTTCTTTTTTGCACTAACTTCGATTTGTTTATAAATATCACTTGATCCTTTAATCAAAGTAACATTTAGTGCTGTATAATAAGAAACACCGTTGTTAACAAAAAGAATATTGGGATAAATCTTGAATTTATTTGAATCTCCGTTTTTGTACAAATACTCTGTCACTTGTATATCAGAAGTTACAGAACCAAAGGTATAAGATGTTTCTTGAAAAAGCTGATTGTAACCCAAGTCAGAAAAACCTATTTGTTGTAAATCGCCTTCAATCCTGAAAAGAGTGTTTTTGATTCCAGTAAAATCAACCCCAAAATTAACATCTCGATTTGATTCTGTTGCTCCATATTCTCCCATAATAGAAAGCCTAAAGTTTGTTGGTGAATAAAGAACCCCATAAGTGGTGTTTTTTGCAGAATCCTCAAGACTTGTTTTTCCGTCATAAGGAGTTGGCAATGTAGCACCAATTTCCAAATTCTTTGCTGGGTTAAAAGTTGCTTCAGTCACCCACTCATAATTGGATGCAGTATCCCAACCATTATTAGATGTTTCGAAATCAGAATCCCAAAGATATCCAGTTCTAATTTTTACTTGCCCACCTGCAAATTTAGACCAAATATAACCGCGATTTAGAAAGAGATAAAATCTTGATGATGTTGCGAAAACAGAATCTATCCCTTTAACTCTGAAATTCAAAACCGCTCCAGCATTATCATCAAAAGAATAACTTGCTCTTACGTTTGCCCAAATCGGCGTCCCATTTGAATTTTCGTTCGCATAAATAGTATTACTGCTTTTTGTAATATCCGACCTAAGTCCGGTATATACGTTGCCGCTGATTGAAAAAGGATTTTTTGCTTCCTGGGAAAATAAAATCCCGAAAAGCGTCAAAACCAATAAAAAAACAACTTTCTTCATTCTTTGTCTCCTCCATTAAAAAAATCAGGATCATGTTGATCTGTTTCTTTTTTATTCAGATCATCCATTTCATCATACATTTTGTCATCCTCATCGCCTTCTTCAATATCATACTCGACATTTTTATTAGGCAATTTACAACCTCCTTGATCCTCCTTAATTTAATTTAAAAACAATTATATAGTATTTTATAGAAAAAATAAATATTAATCTTGTTCGATTGTTATTTTGAATCCTTTTGGCATTATTTCGTATTTTCCTTCGTCAACATACCTCTGTATAATATATATTTCTGTTTGCCACATATCTAATTTTCCGTTATCAAAGCAACAAGCATAACCAGTATCATATATTATTATTTTGCCTTCCTTGTTTTTAAGAACGATTCCATTTTTTACAATATTGTTTATTTTTGGGAAGGGTCCATCAAATGAAAAAATCATAATTCTTTAACCTCACTTATTTTTTTGTGTTTTGTTATTTCAAAAACTTTATCTGAAATTTCACTCATATTTAATCCATGGGAAGTTACCATTATAAATTGTATTCCAAGTTTCTCTGATAGTTCTTTCATAATATCACCAATCTTTTCTGACAAATCAACAGACAACATTTTAAAAGGTTCATCAACTAAAATTACTGGAGCAGATTTTCCTAATGACCAAGTCGATATTCGTAAAGCAAAAGCTGCAACATCAACAACTCCGCCTCCATCCTCTTCTGTCGGGTCAACTAAATTTCCATTATCAAGAAATTTTAATTGTGCAACTGTACGATTATTTTTTATATCAAACTCAAGGCTGAATACTTTTTCATCAGGCCAGCAAGCATCGAGAGCAAGTTGGACTGGACCTGATATTTGAAATTTTAATTGTGACTGTGTTTCTTGCGCCACCTTCTGTATAAATGCTTGAGCTTTTTCAAGTATATCTATTTTTTTATCAATAGTTTTTACTGACTTTTTAATTGAAGATATTTTTTCTTCATAAATAGTTTTTCTTGTGGATAGATTATTTATTTTGTCAGAATAAAACTGTATTGAATTCATTCTTCTTCCCAATCGTGCATTTCGTCGAGCTTGGTTAAAAGCTTTTCAATTTTCTTTTCGTCTTTTTCTATTGAATCATCATACTCAGTTATTTTTGAATCGATATCATCTCCGCTTTCTATATCGAAATCTTCATACAACTGAGCAGTCAATCTTTCTTTAGCACCTTCAGCTTTTGCGCTTTTGTTTTTTGCATCAGCTATTTTTTCTTTTATAGAATCAATGTCGTCAATAGTAACAGCCATTTAATTTACTCCTAATTTAAAATGTGATAAGGGTTCTGGTGAAAAACTATATAGGCTTTTCTGTTTATTAAGACAAACCAAAGTTGCTTTTTTAGTGCAACAATAATCTCTTGCATATTTTAGGACGGTTTCGGTATATGGATCTTTACCAGTTGCAAAAAAGATATGATCCTTCAAATCTCTTCCGTGAAAAACAACGTTACGATCTACAGAATCCAAATAATCAAAAACCATTTTCTTGTTAGTCTTAATCATTTTGCAACTCCTTCCATTAATTCTAAAACTTCAGAAACAACAGCTTCACCTAAACTCTTTTTATTTTTTTCTAATTCAGTTTCAATATTTTTATCAAAAGACAATCCCATATGTTTGCAATGCTTTTTTATTTTAATAGCTTCTGCAAATGCACTTAGTTTTTCATTTCGTTCTTTTTCGTTTTTAAGATATGAATCATCAACGAATTCAGAGTCATCAGGCATTTTAATTCTTTCAATAATATTTTTATCTGTATCTACGAACCAAACGGATGGAGAATAATCAAGTTCATCTGCCGATTGTTTATTTATACAACCACAATTTACAACGTGTCTTCCTTTTGACACATAATGAAAGCCCCTATGCATATCGCCAACAAAGATCCATTTCATATCTGGATATTCATCAAGTAATTCTTGCGCTGTTGTCGCTTCAGTGTTCGGTGGCATTTCTGATTTAGTTTCAAATACCAATCTATGAATAAAAAGAATATCTGGATTTGTTTTGCTTTCTTTTGTTTTCTCATTAAAATTTGCGTAACATCCCGCTCCTGCAATCTTTTTTATTTTGGAATCTTGCTGTTCAGTCATTGCCCATAAAATACCAATCGAAGAATCTTTTATGTTTTTAAAGTTATGTCCAGGAAGATCGTGATTACCACAAAGTATTCTAACTACTTTTATAACTCGATTAAATTCTGTAACAACATCATTTACAACAGCATCAGGAACGTGGACTTTATTAAAAATATCTCCAACACAAATTAACTGAGCATCTTTTAGGTTTGCTTGATTTGCAATAAACGAAAGGCAAGTCCATTGAAAAGTTTGCCATGCTTCGCTTGCTTTTATGTCGCCTATTAATTTGCCACCATCTATTCTGCAACGAGGACGATCAGAACGGACATGAAGATCACTACAAACAACTGCTTTCATTTATGATTCTCCATAAAATGTTTCTTATCCAAAGGTCTATGACACCAAGGACACTCATCAGGCAATATTTTCTCAATTTCTTTTTCTTGAGCTAAAATATATTTAGTGTTCTTTCTTATAAAATCATCAAGAGTGTTTATTTGCTCTTGAATTCCTTTTAAATCTTTTCTTCGTTGTTTGTTCTCTTTTATTATAGTATATACAGATTCGATTTTTTCAATTAATTCTTTAACTTCTTTTATATCGTACCCAATATCCAAATCTTTTTCTAATTTGGATAATTCATTTTTAATATTCAATAATGATTTATATTTTTTTTCTTTTGATTTTTTATTCTCAAGGATAGTTTCAATCTGTTCAACAATAGATTCTGCTTTTATAATTTCTTTTGCTTCTGTTGTTATGTCATATATTTCTTGCAGTTCTGCTTGTATGTCGATCAATATTTCTTTTTTGTTTTCTAACTCATCTTTTTCTTTCGAGATAATTTCTATTTTCTCAAGTAACAATTTTGCATCTTCGATAAATCCTAAGTCGGCAACTTTTTTATTTATTTCTTCATATTCTTTTTCTTGGTCTTTTTTATCTGAAACTAATTTTCTATGCTTTATATCTGCGCGACTTAGAACTTCGTCAATAAGATCGAGGCGAATAATTCCATTTAAGAATCTTGCAACTTCGCCAGCTGAGGTAGAAAGAAGGAAAGGAGCATCGAGTTGTTTTTGAACATTTACATCATCCATATTTAGTAATGAGGAAACTTGTTCCGGCACTTTACCGTTCATAGCTTCGAATGATTGAACATCGTTTCCATTTTTAATTCGATATCCGTTAAACTCTTTGCTCCTTTCCCGAATTACAAAAACTTTATTATCAAGCTCAATAATTACTTTTGTTGGCTCAATCGGCAAGCCTTTTTTATCACGATTGAAATGAGAGATATAAGAAAGCCCATCTGGTTTGTTATCTTTTACCCAATACAATGCTCGTAGGATATGTGTCTTTCCTCGGCCTGAAGATCCAACTATGGAGTTAATCCCTTTGTCGAATTTTATCTTCGTTAGTTTATGGGATCGAAAGTTTTGTAACTCAACAGACTTTATCATTATATCTCCCGTATATATTATAGGATAGAAACTTATCTATTTTCGTTTTGGTATCGAACTTTATCGCCGTATTTGGAAATCAATTCCTTGCAATTATTTTTGCTCTTATCGGCTTTTCGTCAGATACGTCCCTGCAAACAAATTAGCGCGGCGGCATCTTTTCTCCATATTGTTAATTTAATTATTTTATATTCGCTTGTGCGAACCATCAACAAATATTAAAAATAATAAATTAGAGCGCGACACTGAAAGTCGTTTAACCCTCCTCGGCGCTATTTATTTGTACGCCTTACTATTCACCTGAAATATCGAGTCCAGGAAACGTTAGATGTAATCCACTAAAATCAGATAGGCTTTTCGCCTGACATATATATTATAGGATATCAATGACGATTTTTATATATTAATTATAAAATAGTTTCTTTCTATATAACAGTGATATTTTACTCAAGTAGTAAGCATTTTCGCTTAGTACGTAGTAAGCATTTTTACTCACATATATAATATATAATACATTATTAAGAATATATTATATAAATATAATATAACACTACGTGCTTTTGATAGATTTACTTAAATAATTTATTTTGGAAAATAATTCTAATTTTAATATATACATTTGTTTTGATATCCTATAATATACATATGAAGTGATAAATTGCTGGGCACAGTTTATCGTCGCCAAATAGATTCGAGCGGTTTAACAAACAGAAAACCCTTTAGTAGGGATTCTATTCGATTAAACCTTATCCGCTTGAGGGGTTTGAAAGAATGTCCAAAGAATCCCGACTAAAGGGTTTTTATTTTCTAAAGGAGTTTGTTATGATTAAGGAGCTGAAGTTTCACAAGTTGGCAAAGTACTTTCCTCAAATTGAAGGAACTGACTTTGATCTTTTCGTTGATGACATTAAAAAGAATGGGCAGAAAGAACCTATTATACTTTTTGATGGAGAAATACTTGACGGTATAAATCGCTATCGAGCCTGCAAGAAATTAGACGTTGAACCAAAAACAAAAACCTATACTGGAACTGATCCACTTGGTTATGTAATTTCTGTAAACATAAGGCGAAGACATTTATCAGAAAGTCAACGCGCAATGCTCGCTACTGAAATGCTTCCTGAGTTTGAAAAGAAAGCAAAAGAAAGACAAGGAAAAAGAAATGATCTAACATCCTCTTTAATTAAAGATAATGTTAATAAAGAAAATAAAAAAAAAAATAAAGAAATAAAACATGGAACAGCATCTGAAGAAGCCGGTAAGCAATTCGGCGTTTCAGCATCAAGTGTTCAACGAGCTAAAAAAATAAAAACTGCTGTTGAAAATAATGAACTCCCAAAAGAAACAATTCAAGACATTGTCAGTGGAAAGAAAACATTAAATAAAGTTGATGTTGATCTTCATGCTAAAAGATTCGTAAAACAAGAAAAAGAAAAAGAAGCAAAAGCAGTAAAGGAAAACAAAAAACTCCCAAACAAACATCCAAAGGCAGTAAAAGACTATTTGGATTTTCTAAAAGAATCAAAAGAAAAAATATCACTTGCCACTATTCTTGCAAAAGAAGGAATGTTTTCACCCGAAGCCATGCAATTTGTAAAAAGACTTCACAATCAAATAAAATCCTTAATGGACAATATGGAGGAACCAAATGAAGAATAAAAAATCAAGAGCAAGAAAAAATGGAGAATCTTGCAGACATTTTCGTTGTCGATTAGGTGCTGATGTTCTTGAACTTATGGAAGATAAAAATTATTTACCTCTTCCTCATATTGATATTCTTGTTAAAACTATGCAATCAACTTTCAAGAAAATGGGCTTTGCAGATTATGTTGAAGATAGTGGCTCGGCTTGGATTCCAACTCTTGATTATTGGAAACGAAATCTAAATGGAATAAAACAAGTTTTAATAGAAGAAAGAAAAACGCCATTTGGGTATTCATGCAAAGAAGGATCTGTCAGAGGTCTTTGGAAATTTCTTGATGAAGGAGAATACACAGAAACAATAAAGAGAAAATTAAAAGAATTAAACACAAGAGTAGAATCTTATAATCTGTTAATTGAAAATGGAAATGAACATATGAAATATTTACTTCCTTTTCATAAGCTTCAAGAATTAATTTCAATTGAAGATAAAAATTCAGAAACAAAAAGAATAGAGCAAAAAATAACAGAGGAAAAGGATGAAAGTTACACTTGATGGTTTTAGGCAAGATACTTTAGTGAAATATAATCTCGATGGGAATGACTCTAATTTTCTTAGATGGTTTATGACGTTTACCAATGAAAGCAAAATGAGAAAAATAATCGACGAAGATGGAGAAATATTTTATTGGATAAAATATACTAAAGTTATTGATGATCTTCCTGCTATATTCAAAAATATTTTTACTGTTAGAAGAAAAATAAAAGAATATAGCGATAAAAAAATACTCCAGTTGAAACTATCAAGAGATAATGGAATGGGTGGCCCAAAAACATATTTTAGATTTTATCCTGGAATTATAGATGAGTTGGAGAATACAAAAATGGAAAGTCTTATAACTGGAAATGAAATTAAACCAGAAATAAAAAACACAAACAAAAAGAAACATCCTTATAATAAAAATGTATTTTTTTTATTTGAAAAAATTGTTTCTATAAAAAATAATTATGATGGTGATTTTATTTTCAAACATAAGATTCCAGAAGACAACTATCATTATACAGTAAAATTCTCTAAGTTCCAAAATCAAATGATTTCTCTTTATGAAGGTCGATTTTTAACTAATAATAGAGTTGATTCGCTAAAAGATTGGTATAAAAAACAATATGGATACTATCTAAATAAAACTAACGAAATACAAACAAAAATAAATAGTTGTAAGGGAAGTTGGACAAATATTGAAAAAGTTGTTTTGAATTCAATTAAAAATTATCAATCTTGGTTTGACAGTGATTCTGAGAAAAATAACAAAGAGGTCTTGCCAAGAAATATTGATGAATTTATTTTTTGCGATTTTAACAAGACATCTATGTTTTATGTTTGCTTATTAGAAAAATGTTCAACTAATATTACAGTCGCAACAGAAAAAATATATAATAATCTTCCGTCAAAAATAACAGCATTAGTAAACCCAATATTAAAAAGAGAAAATTATGATGAAGATTTATTCTATAGAAAAATAAATCAACTTGTAAAATGGTATGACAAAAATATGAATTGGCTTTGTTCAAAAGATTCTAATTGTCAATATTGGCTCTCAACTCGAACAGGATTTATGGAAAATTATCTTGAATGGATTTCAGATACAATTGGCAAGCATCCGAAGATAGGAAATTTTGGAATTGATAATAAAACTTTTAATTGGTATGTCGAAACAAAAATAAAAGAACACGATATTGGAATCACAATACCAAGGAGTTTGAAATGAAAAAATTATTAACAGTTAAATTTGCTATTAAACTTCGTTGCCAAGATTGTCACGAAGGAAAAAGAATTGCTGAATGTAAAAATAAAAGATGTCAGCTTTTTCAAATGATTCTTCCTGGAGCTAGAGGACGATCAAAAGCAGTTAAGGATTATTGCAGGTGGTGTAGAAACGGATTATCAATTTCAGTTTGCACAAGTAAAAATTGCTCAATATATTTGTATCTAAATAAAATTCCAGTATCAGATAAAATTATTAATCCTAATAAACGAATAATGACTGATGAGCAGCGAAAAGCTGTTTCTGATCGCTTTGTTAAATCAAGGTTATCTAAAAGAGCAAAGGAGGATTAAGAGCATCAATTAAACCTCGTTTTAAGGCTCAATTAACAACGAATTTGATATAGTTTTTGAATCTTGTATGGTTTTTGGTATAATTAGACCTTTTAGTGAGTCGAGACGTAAAAAACGCAAATTTTGAGCATAAAACGCCGTAAACGCATTTGTTTTGATTTTTAGTGTAATTATACCAGAAATTTATTTGCGTTCGTTTACGGCAATCCTCGTGCGTATCAGAAATCGATTTTTATAATATTATATGAGTTATAATATCGATTATGAAAAAGCCCTTTACAGATTGTTTGATTATTTTTACTTATTTTGACGATTTTTTAAAGAAAATGCTTAAAACAGAGTGTCGAGGGATATACATTATTCGATACCACCTTTATAATGAATTAAAGGTTGAGAGAAAACAACCAGATTTGATGGGCAAGGAAAACAGAGCGTTGATAACCTGGAAAGGTAGGAGCCGAAGTTCGTAGAAAGTCCAAATAAAATCACGATCTTTTTGGAAAGAAACTTAACTTTATTAAGGAGTAATCAAATGACAACAAAAGAAAGAAACGCTCTTCAAAACTTGATTAACAAATACAATCAAATTGAAGCTGAACAAACTAATTATTTTAATCAACTTCAAGCGGCAGTCAGACAAGTATCAAATAATCAATCAGCTACTTGTGCAGCAAAAGAAAATCTTAAAATCCTTCTTGGGACTCAGTATGAAAAAGAAGCGATTGTTTATTTTTCCAATTACGAAAAACTTGGCGGTCAATTAGATATCCTTAATCTTCTTGGAAACACTTTAGCTGAAATCAATTTTTGGAAGGAGTAATCAGATGACACAAACTTACACTGAAATGGAACTTAAAACAATCAAAACTTCATTCAGCTTTAATTACGAAACAGCAGAAGATGAAAAATCTGATAACGCTGCAACCTGCGAAATTCAAAATGTTGCAGAGTCTCTTAAAATTACCAAAAAACAAGCAACTGGAGTTTGCTTATCACTTCGAAACAAAAACTTACTTTATGAAGATGAAGTAAATGGCGATCCGATTTACATGATAACAGAATTCGGAATCGACGAATATTATCGATTGTTTGGAAAGAAATAATTAATCGAAGTCGAGCCTGACGACAATATCAGGAAAATAAAACCGGAAAGAAACTTATTTTTAAGGAGTAATCAAATGGCAACAGAAAAAGAAGCACAAGCAAGAGGATATGGATTTACAGGAGTTTATTCTTCAGATAAAGAAGAAGTAAAATCTCGTCAAAAAGATTATGAAGGATACAAAACACTTTTAGTGACTGTACCTCATTCAAAGTACTCAAGAATCGGTGGCGGATGTGGATATTCAATTTATGCAGAACCAAAATATTTTTATGATGGTCGCATTTCAAACCTTATCGTCAAGATAACTTCTAAAGACGAAAGATTAAACGAAGCTAAAAAAGAATATGACGAAAAAATAAAAAAAATAAATGATGATATCGAAGCCGCAGAAAAAGAATTGATTCAACTCAGAAAAGATTTTTCAGGAGAAGCAAAATGAACAAACTAAATAATGATGATTTTGAAGGCGAAAGAAATATGGAACTTGCTGATTGGGAAGATGATGGAAGTCGCCCAGAATTTGTTCAAGATTCTTATGAGGAGTATGCAGATGAATAAACAAATCCTAACACAAAACGAGTATGAAAAGCGTTGCAACAAAGTCAGCATCATTCGACTTAAATTAAAAGCAAAAGAAATAACTAAAGATGTTGCAATCGAAATGATGATTAAAACCTTGCATTATGGAAATGGTCGTGCAAAAGAAATCGTCAATGGTTGGGCAAGAAACTTTTGTAATCCAATTGTAACTCGAAGATACAACCCGAATCCTGTAATGAAAAAAGTTACAGATACGAAAGTTGTAATCAAAAACGAAAAAGATATTGGTATCGAAAAGGAGATGATATGAGCATGAACATTAAATCTTTTTTATCTCGTCGCAAAGTTGAAAAACTATTCAAGAATCTTCCAAAAACAAGGCGAGTACTTTTGAACCAACTTGAAAAGAAACCAGAAGATTTTATTACATATACTGAAAAAATATGTAGTCTTGAATTTGCAGAAGCCAAAGCATCCGACCATGTAATGAGAAATAACTGGAGACGGATGATTGATGATCTTTCTGCAAAAAGAAAAGATTGGCTTGAGAGAAAATGTCAGGGATTCAAAAGGACTAAGGCAGAATAAAATATGCTAAAGATTAAAACAACTTGTCCTTGGGAAGAAAGATGTTGGCACGGAGATGTTTGTGGAACTCAATGCAAAATTATTGAGCGTCCCGAATGTTTCCGTAGCCTTAAATTAATGAAGGATTATAAACCTAAAATCCGCAAAGAACGAATCGAGATTAAAAGGAGAAAATGAAATGCCTCTTAAAAACAAAGAACTTAGGAAATTATACAATCATAATTACTACGCAAAAAATAAAGATCGAATTCTGTTGCAACGAAAAAACAGAAAGGTAAATTCAAAAGACCTTTATTTTAAGCAGTACAGAAAAATGATTGAAAAGTCAGCATGGATTGCTTCAAGGTTTTTTAATCACGATGTGTATGATTTACGCTCACAAGCGTATTTGATATTTTGTGAAGCTCTCGAAACATATGATCCATCAAAAGCGCAATTCGGAACTTATCTTTATAATAGGCTTCGGACGATTAATGATTATTGTTTATTGAGGCAGAATAAAAAATATCCTTCAATTGACAGTAAAGACTTCAAAGAAACTCCGATTAATACCTATAATAAATTTGAGTGTGCAATCGAATATATCGAAAGCAAAGTAAATCTTTCAAATGACGCCCAAGCCGTTTTATCTTACATAACGAATCGAGAATGGGAAGATGTTGAGGATGAAACAAAAAGACTTCCGAGGTATTCAGAAATTAAACGAGTGTATAATAATTGGAATCCGAGCAGAACAAAAAAAGCTTGGATGGAAATAAAAGATTGGTGGACAGAAAACAAATATATCTGCGCGGAGGCTTAAAATGTTATATGGAACTAAACACTGGGAAGAAGCTATTTTGCAATTATCAACAGAAAGAGATAAAACATATATTTATATCACCGCCCTTAAAAATGCAGTGAGGCGAGAAATTGAAGATGAATTAAATAACCCTCTAGTATTGAAAAAAGATTCAAAGAAATTTTGTGAGAATTGTAAAAATCGTGGTCGTGGTGTTGAAGGTGTCGGATCTGATGGTCATATGCATTGCGCAAAATACAGTGAACTTGATGAAAGATATTGTATTAATAACAATGATTATCGATTTTGGGAGGCTTAAATAATATGCCAATTGTAAAAGGCTCGAAAATGTCACAAGAAAAAAAAGACAAAATTAAAGCAACAAGAGAAAAGAAAAAAGCCGAAGCAATTGTTTCAATTCCAGTAATGGATAAAAAATATAAATTGATTATTACTGGAAAAGAAAAAGAACCTTGGCACTATTTAAAAAAGATGCGGAGTTCTTTACGGAAGCAAGGTCAATATGTTTTGCTTCATAGGCTTGAATCGATGGTTTTGAGATGCAGTAATTTGGATGAAGCAAAAGAAATTTTGACTCAATATTTTAATTTTATTATTAAGGAGAAATGAAAATGGAAAGTTTATTCGATAACAATGAATACAGGGTTTGCAAATTGTGTAGCAAAAGAAAAAACATAAATCTTTTTCCAGAATCCCACACTAAAATAAAAGGACATTCTCATTTTTGTTTGGATTGTTGTATCGATTTTGCTGAAAAAAACGGAATTGATTATGACGATATGAGCGAAGAAAATTTAGGATTTGTAGTGTCGAGGAGATTTAACTCAAAAACAAAACCAAATTCGGCTTTTCACTTAAAAAATGTTTGTGAGATAGAAGAAAAAATATATTCTAAATCAGATGTAGAAAAAATAATTAAGAGCCTTCAAAATAAAAAATTTGAAGGAACAAGTATAAAACAAAAAAGAATAGATGCTCGACCAATCTATCTTTCTTTCAAAAGAGAAAGGAAACCATTTTGGACATTTACTTATAAAAATATAAGTAAGGATTCATTTATATTTCTTTTTGATAAAGATGGAGGTGAAGACTCAGAGGAGAGTATGGTTAATCTTGCATTAAAATTAAAAAAGATTCTTATCAATAAAGATTTTAGTTAGGTTGTTTAAATGCAGATAGATTATGTTCGCCTATTTAATGATTATCATGTTGACTATAAAAGAAATACTGATAATTATGTAAATGTAAATTGTCCTTTTCATGATAATGGATCACGAGGTTATAAAGGAGGATTTAATCTATCTGAAGGATTTTATCACTGCTGGGTGTGCGAAAATCATTCTATTTATAAAGTATTAAAAGAATTATTGTCAGTTGAATATTATCAGGTCGAAGGAATACTTGAAAAATATACTGGTAATGTTTTAGTACGAAATAAGCTGAATAAGAAAAAGGCATCGGCACAAAAAATAGTTCTGCCTTGTGATGAATTAAATGAGCGAGGCAGGAACTATTTAATTAAACGCAATTTCGATCCTGACTATATATATGAAAAATATAAAGTTATTGGGATTCCTTTTACTGGGAGATATGCAGGGCGATTAATTTTGCCATTGTTTTATAACAATCGTTTAGTTAGTTTTCAAGCTCGATCTATATTATCAAAAAGAAAATGTGACGAGCTTGATATATTGCGCTATGAAAGTTTAGGTATTGAATATTCAGTAATTAATCCTAAACATATTTTATATAATCTTGATAATTGCAGAAATGATTTTGCAGTTGTTACAGAAGGTTTTTTTGATGCTATACGATGGGGAGATGATTGTTGCGCGACATTAGGAACTAGCACAAGTCCTGAGCAGCGTGTATTATTAGCAAAAAGATTTGTTAAATTGCTTATTGTTTTTGATCCAGAAGCAGAAGCACAAGAACGAGCAAAGAAATTAGCAAAACAAATGGCGGCATTGGGAGTTAATGATGTTCAATTAATCGATACTGAATTAAAACATGATCTTGGTGCAGCAACTGAAAAAGAAATAAAGGTTTTGAAAAGGAGTTTGGGAATATGAAAAAATACAATGAATTACTTTATAAAAAACAAGATTTTATAACAAGCTACATAAGAAATAATTTAGGAAGTACTTCTATAGTTGATTCTCGCTTTGTTGATTCATATATAAAAGAATTCAATCCGAAACATATTGTTCAACCATTTGGAGCTAACTCATGTAAAGAGATTGGAAAAATGCTTTCTTATTTTTATAAATGTAATATTTTAGACAGAACTACAGTATCATTATATCACATCGAACCTGGTTTCCCTAAATGGGTTTATGTTTATTTTATCAAGGAGATTAAATAATGATTGAAGGAAAAACTGATTATAATATTGCGCAAAATATGAGAATAAATAATCTTGATTATTCAGTTGAGGCAATTAAAGAAATTAGGTTTCTTGCTCAAATAGAATTATTAAGAAATATGCAAAAAGCTATCGATGAAGCTGATGTTGATTATTATGATTCTGAAAACTTAGAATATAAAACAAAGGAAATTACAAAATTATACAAAAGAAATAATAAAATAATATAAATGAAAAAAATAATAATCGGTGAACCAATAAAAATAAATTTCTCAAAGAAAAAACCTGATGAGTTTTCAGGACTTAATAAAGAATTATTTCCGTATCAAAAAGACGCTATTTATTTTATAGACTCAGATAGAGGCGTAGGAACTAAAAAAGGTTATGCGATCTGTGGAGATGAACCTGGCTTGGGAAAAACAATGGTTGCGATTGGTTCAAGTTATTTACATTTATCAGAAGGATCTTTTTTAATTATCACGACTGCGACCATGAAATTAAAATGGCAACGAGAAATAAAAAACTGGATTGGAAAAACAGCTATTGTAATAAGCGGAGAAAAAATATCTGAATTACCAAAAAAGAAATTCTATATAATTAATTACAATATTCTCGGCACTGAAAACGAGAAAGAAAGAAAAATTGAAAAGAAACGAAAGGAACAATATAAAATAGATATTGAAAAAGAAAAAACTACATATAATAAAAAGCAAAATGAGAATGAAAAATATTTTGTTGAGTCAGAGCGAAAAAGAAAACAGTTCTGCATTGATAACAAAAAAATATATAAAGCTCGATCATTTATAAAACGAAAATATAAACCTAAACGATTTGTAAAGGGCGAAGTTAAATTAGAAGGATGGATTGATGAACTTGCAAAACAAAAGATAATAGGAATCTATGTTGACGAGGCTCACCGACTCTCCAATCCCGATAGCATTCAAACTAGATGTTTTATAAAATTATTAAATGCTCTTAATCCAAAATTACTTGTGCCATTAACAGGAACATTAAAACGAAACAAAACTAAAGATATGTTCCCAATACTCAATATGATAGCGCCTGAATTATTTCCTAATAAATATAAATTTCAATGGGAATATTGTGATCCGCAGCGTTCAGCATTTGGTTGGGATTTTTCTGGAAGTTCAAACGAAGAACAATTACACGAACTGTTAAAAAAAATAATGATACGCCGATTAAAAAAAGATGTAACTGATTTACCACCGAGAACTTTTTCTGTAATCCCAGTCGAACCGTCAAGCGATGGGATGAAGAACTATAGAAAGGCTCATAAAGATGCTAAAGATGAAATTGAAAAAATGACAAATACTTTAGCAATTAAAAATGAGTTATCGTCATTAAAAAGATTTGCATACTTAGCAAAGCGAGAACAAACATTTGCCTGGATAGATGAATATTTAGAAAGCCAGGATAAACTTGTAATTGCAGTTTGGCATAAATTAGTAATGAAAGATTTAATGGATCATTGTGGAAAGGTTGCATTAAAAATAGATGGTGGTGTTACTGGAAAGAATCGACAGATTGCAGAAGATAGATTTCAAACTGATCCTACTATAAAAATAATAATATTACAAATAGAAGCTGGAGGGGAAGGAATAACATTAACGGCAAGTAATGGTATTTTGATTGTTGAATGCCCTGATACGCCTCGGCAGTTGATTCAAGTATGTGATCGTATTCATCGAATTGGTCAAAAATCTGATACCGTAACTATTTATTATTTATTTGCAGATGGAACTATAGAAAATACTATTGCTGATAGAATAGAACAAAGTTATAAATCATTTAGTAATATTCTTGATGGTGAAAAAGTCGAGGGGTTATTTAATTATACATTTGATGACGAAATACTAAAAAATATGTAATCGTTATCCTATAATATATTTGTAAGGAGTTTAATATGTTTGTTAATATTGGATCTGAAATTTTTGTTACTATAATTTTTGTTCTTTTTGGAATATGTTTATATTTTTTAGGGTATTTTCATAGTGAGAGGAAATTTTACTTAGCTAATAAGTTTTGTAAATGGAAACTTATTGGAGAAAGAGATAACGGAAAACTTTATAAATCTGATTGTTGCAAGGAACATTCATCTATGATTATTTTTAATTATGAAGCAAAACCTAAAGAGTGTTTCACTTGTAAAAAGAAAATAAAGTTTATATCAAATGAAAAATAATTATATAGTTCTAATAAAACAAAATTCACATTTAGGTATTCAGCTTGTTCCATATCTTGCCCGAGTTGTTTCATATAAAAAAGGAATTGAAGGAATCAGAGTGACTTTTGATATCGATAAAGCACATAAATATAAAAATGAAAAGAATGCACAAAAGCCAGCACAAATATATAATGGCGAGGTAAAATTGATATGAATGAAGATTTGGATTGTTCTAAAGATATCCTGAAAGATTCTAAAGACAAATTTATATCTATGACAACTATAAAACCAAATATAGATTTTGAAAAAGGGATTATAGAATTTGATTGTAAAAATATATTTAACGATATTGTAACTAATCATTACAAGGAAATAATTAATACAAAAGAAGAGTTTGTTAAAAAAGCCTTAATTGCTTTGGGATGGACTCCGCCTAATGAAAATAACGTTACTGGTCCAATCATAACTAAAACTTGTGAATGGTCGATAAAAAGAAAAGGTAATTATATTACAACTTATCATTCACATTGTAATAATGGAGAACAAATAAATTATTACGAGCAACCGACTAAAGATGAATTTCCGAAAATTTGTCCTTATTGCAAAAACAAAATAGTAGTAATATGAAGATACAAAAAATACAACTTGATGATGAACGCAAAATAATTATTAATCTCATTATGGATACGCAATACTGTAAAGAAATATTGCCTCTTATTAATCCATCATATTGGGCAACAAATTACGCTCGAACTGTTTCTGGATGGATTGACGAATATTTTCAAGAATTCAAAGTTGCGCCTCAGAAAAATATTAAGTCGATTTACAGAAATAAAAAAACATTTATTAATGACGATGAAGAGCAAGATGAGATTTCAACCTTCCTCCAGTCTATTTCTAAACAATATGAAAGTCTAACAATAAACAATATTGATTATGAAATAAAAAATGGTATTGAATATTTAGGGTTACGAGCACTTGAGGTTGCAAAAGAAACCATTGAAGATGCTATATTAAATAAAGATAAAGAAAAAGGTGAGGCGGTAATATCTAATTTCAAGCGAGTTGCAAAACCATTTGGTGAAGGAATATCATTACTCCATGATACAGAAAAAATAATTGATATCCTTACAAATGAAGATGATGTTTTATTTCAGTTTCCTGGCGCACTTGGTAAAGTTGCCGGGCCAATGTGTCGTGGTGATTTTCTTTCATTCCTTGCTCCTCAGAAAAGAGGAAAGTCTTGGTGGCTCTGGTTCGTTGCAGAAATCGCAATGATATATGGACATAAGGTTGTTTTGTTCTCGCTTGAAATGCCTGAGCGTTCGGTCGTAAAAAGAGCTTGGCGTTCACTAGTTGGACAACCTATAAAAGATAAATTAATAAAGCTGCCAAAGTTTGAAGAAAATGAAGACGGCACTTTTTCTATTGAGATTGAAGAAGTTGATAAAAAAGGTTTGGATATAACTAATGTTGAAGAATATCAAAAAAAGTTTAGACGAAGATTCAGAAAAGGCGATATCAGAATTATTTCTATGCCAAGTGGATCTGCATCAGTTTCAGATATTGCAAATCAATTAGATAATCTTGAACACTATGAAAATTATATGGCAGAAGTTGTGGTTGTTGACTATATGGATTTATTGACTACAGAAAAAGGATTCAAGGGAGAATATAGGCACCAACTCGATAATATATGGAAAGCAGGAAGACGACTTGCAATGGAGAAAAATATATTGTTGGTGTCAGCATCACAAACAGAAAAAGGAACATTTGGAAAAGATATTGCAGAAGGATCAGCGTCAGAAGATATCAGAAAAATATCACATATAACTTCGGGACTTGCATTGAATCAAACTAAGGAAGAACGAAAGAATGGAATAATGCGAGTTGCTCAGGTTGTCACTCGTGAAGGTGAAACAAGTTATGATCAGGCTGTTGTTTTGCAATGCCTTGATATTGGGCGACCGTGTATTGATAGCAGATTGCGCAATGAAGTTGTATTAAGAAAAGATGCTGATGACGATAAAAAAGAAGGATATGAACGTAAAAAACGAGACTGATATCCTATAATATAAATGGAGGAATAAATGTATTATATTGAAAAGAAATTGGAGATTGCGGGCGCTCATAGACTTGATCTTAATTACGAAAGTAAATGCAAAAACTTTCATGGCCACAATTGGATGATTACTATTTATTGTAAGTCAGAAAATCTTAATCAAAACGGAATGGTAATTGATTTTACTCAAATCAAGAAAGTAATTACAGATAAACTCGATCATCAAAATTTAAACGAAATATTTAATTTTAATCCAACTGCTGAAAACATTGCTTTTTGGATTGTCTCGAATACTCCTCATTGTTATAAAGCAGATGTAATTGAATCCGAAAACAACAAGGCGACATATGAAATACAAGATTAATGAGATTTTTTATTCGTTGCAAGGAGAAGGATATTATGTCGGAACGCCAGTTATTTTTATTCGCTTTTGTGGATGCAATTTGAAGTGTTCATTTTGCGATACGAAATTTGACGAAGGAAAAGAATATATTGTTCCCGATATTCTTGACGAATTGAAAAAATATCCGTGCAAGCGAGTTGTATTGACAGGAGGAGAACCTAGCCTTCAGGTCGATCATTATTTGGTTAATATGTTGCATGATTTTGGTTATATTGTTCATATAGAAAGCAACGGAACTAATCTTGTAAATGTAAATATTGATTGGCTGACGATTTCACCAAAAGAACATTGGAAAGAAAAAAACGGAAATGAATTGAAAGTTGTTTATATTGGACAAGACTTGGAACAGTATTTTGATTCTAGATTCAATCATTATTATCTGCAACCGTGTTTTATTGCAGACAATCCTGAACAGACAGAAATAAATATTCAAAAAACGATTGAGAAAATTAAGGAGGATAACAGATGGACGCTATCGATTCAAACGCACAAGCTATTGAATATTCGATAAAAGATATTCTCTCGTATCTTGGCGAAGATCCAAACCGAGAAGGACTTATAGATACGCCAAAAAGAGTTCGTAAAAGCTGGGATAAATTGTATGGCGGTTATAAACTAACTGCGGAGCAAATCCTCGGAACATCTTTTGATGAATTTGGCGACTATGACGAGATGGTTCTTTTGAAAGATATTGATTTCTTTAGTACCTGCGAACATCATATGCTTCCTTTTATGGGGAAGGTTCATGTTGCATATATCCCGAACAAGAAGGTTGTAGGTATTTCAAAACTTGCGCGGCTTGTCGAGATGCACGCCAGGCGCCTTCAGATTCAAGAACGTATGACTGCCGATATTGCAAATGATATCGAACGGATTCTTGAACCTCTTGGTGTTGCTGTTCTTGTCGAAGGTCAACATTATTGCATTAAGGCGCGAGGAATTGAAAAGATAAACTCTATAATGAGTACAAGTAAATTAACTGGAGTATTTAAAACAAACTCAATGGCGAGAAGCGAATTTCTTACTCTATCAAAAGGAAGGAATTAAATGAAAATTGTAATGATTTGTTCTGGTGGATTGGATAGTACTATTTTGTATTATTATGAAAAATCTTTGGGACATGAAATTATTCCTATTAATTTTTCATATGGGTCTAAACATAATAAAGTCGAAAGGGAACGGGCAAAAAAACTTATTCTTGATCTAAAATTTGTCGATATCGATTTGTCGTTTTTGAAGAGTTCGTTGCTCGAAGGACAAGAGGTAATTCCTTATGGTCATTATCAGGCCGAGAACATGAAGTCGACCGTAGTTCCTTTTAGAAACGGAATCATGTTGTCTTTTGCAATTGGACTTGCTGAAAGTGAAAAAGCGGATTGTGTTATGCTCGGCTCTCATTCTGGAGACCACGCAATATATCCAGATTGCAGACCTGAGTTTACCAAGGCAATATCGCAAGCGGCAATGGAAGGAACTTATAACAATATAAAAGTTGTTTCTCCTTTTAATTCAATGACGAAGGCGGATCTTGTTGAAATCGGAGCCAGTATTGGTATTCACGATATTATGGCTGAAACCTGGACTTGTTATGAAGGAGGAGAAAAGCATTGCGGAAAATGCGGCTCTTGTACCGAACGAAAAGAAGCGTTTGAAGTTGCAGGAGTCGAAGACAAAACTATTTATGAGGAGTAAATTAATGCAAGAAAGAACGTACAAATTTCTTGATATTTTTACAGTGGCATTTGTTGTAATGCTTTTGCTGTCAAATATCATAGCGTCAAAGTTGGTCAATTGGATGGGTATTAACGGAACGGCAGCGATGTATCTGTTTCCTATTACCTATATTTTCGGAGACATCTTGGTTGAGGTGTATGGATTTGCAAAGAGCAGAAGAATCATTTGGATTGGCTTTGCCGCAAATCTTTTAATGATTGCGGTTTTTGCTTATGCGGTCGCCTTGCCGTTCCCAGGATATTATCAAGGTCAGACAGCATTTGCCTCTGTTCTTGGTGCGGTACCGAGAATGGTAATTGTTTCAATAATTGGTTATTGGGTCGGATCGTTTACGAACGCCTTTGTTCTCGCTCGCATGAAAGAGTGGATGGTTAAGTGGGACCCAAATCATAAGTTTTTATTTCTGAGGACTATTGGCTCGACCGTTGCTGGCGAGCTTGCAGATTCTTGTATTTTTATAACAGGGGCTTTTGTCGGTATCCTTCCTTGGTCGGTTGTTTTGACAATGGTTTTTGTTCAGTGGGGAGTTAAGTGTTTTGTTGAATTTGTTATGACCCCGATTACTATGATTATTTGTAAAGCTCTGAAGAAAGCAGAAGGAATTGATATCGTCGGAACAGAAACATATAATCCATTTAAAGTGAGCAAGTCGTAAAATGATATTATACCATGGCGGCGATCCGATGAAGACCTTGAGATTGATTAAAGGTTTTTCTGCCAATACGTTGATTGCCTTTTCAAAATCAAAAAATACGGTTTGGCGTCCATGGTATAATAATCTTTTTATAGACTCAGGGGCTTTTGCGGTAAATAATTCCGGCAAGTCCATTTCTATTGATGAGTATTGTCAATATCTTTTTGACAGAAAAGAAAATTCAGATAAAATAGTTTACGCCAGTCTTGATGTTATCGGGAATCCAGACGAGTCTTATAAAAACTATAAATATATGGTAAAATCTGGACTCTATCCAATACCTGTTTTTCATATCGGAGAGGACATAAAACATCTTTATCGTCTCGCAAAAATTAGCAACTATATAGGATTAGGTGGAACCGTTGGGTATTCAAATAAAGAAAGATTTTATTTTTTCAACAAAGTCTTTTCTTTATTTCCAGATCCAAAAGAAATTGGTTTTCATGGATTCGGAGTTTCTTCTTTGTTTCTGAGTAAGTTGTTTCCCTGGAAAAGCATAGACTCGACTAATGCCTCAAAAGGAACTGTATTTGGAAATTTTTACACTCCCTTTGGTTCATATAAAATAAACGAAATATTAAATGAGCTTCAACATAAAACCAATAAAATAAAAACCATTGAAAAGTGGTTAAGATCAATAAATATATCCTGGAAAGATATTTCTCAAGAAACAGAAAAAGGCGTTGCGTATAGAGTCAAGGCCAATATACTTGGAATGGAAAGCTTGATGATTAATGACCTTGATTTTTATTCATCAAAAACAAACACTTTCAACCTATAATATATCAGAGGATAAAATGGATATCTATTACAGCAACGCTCAATCTGAAAAATGGGACAACATAAAAATAAAGCCCTTTCCAATGCTCGCGGCTTATTACGCCCTTCCTAAGTCTTTTGATCGACCAAAGAAAGCTTCGTTATTAATGCTTGACTCGGGAGCCTTTTCTGCCTTCAGACAAAAGATAGTTATTTCGGTAGAAGAATATATTAAATTTATAAAATCTACAAAAATAAACTTTGATTATATGGTAGGCTTGGATGTGTTTGGAAAAGACGAATTATCTTTTACTAATTATATGAAAATGTATGACGCGGGAATAAACTGCATCCCGGTTTTCCATATTGGCGCTGATCCAAAATATTTAAAAAGATATATCAAGAAAACAAATTATGTGGGTATCGGCGGTATAGCTCTTTTAAGTACTGCAAATAGAAGGCCTTTTGTCGATAGCGTATTTAGGGAATATCCAGATCCAAAAGAAATTGGTTTTCATGGATTCGGGGTAAATGACGTAAATATGATTAGGTCGTATCCGTGGAAGTCTGTTGACGCCCGCTCAGCTCATATTGCGGCAAGATTCGGATCAATCCATACTCCTTGGGGTCTCATAAGAATGAACCCCAACATGCCGAGCACCGGTCCTGCTACAATTTTATGGCAGACCGATCCTCATAAAAAAAAGAAGATAGAAAAATATCTTCAGGATATCGGAGTTGATGTTGAAAAAACAATGCTTCAGAATACGGTCGGAAAAGTAGAAAGGTGTAAAGCGTCTATTATATATTTTGAGAAACATATAAAACCGCAATGCCCTACCTACTTTAAATCACAGATTAATTATTTTTTATAAGGGAGAAAATAAATGACTATTGAAAGAAATGATTTTTTGAAAGCACTGAAGAGGGTAATGCCAGGCGTTGAAACTGGGAACGTAATTCTTGAGGGCGCAGATACGTTTATATTTGCGGATGGCTATATTCATTCCTACAATGATAATATTTCCGTCTCCGTTCCTTTTGCTATTACAAACAAGGCCGGAGAAAATATGTCCGGCGCACTGAAGGCAAAAGATTTCTATGATCTTATCAGCAGATTGAAAGGAGAGAATTTCAAACTTATCCCGAAGTCAACAGAATGGACAATTAAATCTGGGAACGCACAAGCAGAATTAACTTTGCTTGAGTCGTCAATTATCGATCATGTAAAAAACCTACTTCCGACAAAAATAAAATGGATGAGTTTGCCAGATCGTTTTATTGAGGGTATTTCAATTTGTCGATTCAGTTCAAATAAATCTGTTCTTGCCGGAATCTTTGTTGATAAAAACAACATTATCAGTACAGATGAAATTCGGATTAACTCATATAAAATGGATGGTGAGATTTCGGAATCGTTCTGGATATCGGATTCGGCATCGGCAGAACTATCGAAACTGAATAACCCGAAAAAGTATTTTATTTCAAAATCATGGGTTCATTTTTTGACTGAGGATAAAGATATTTTTTCTTGTAAACGACTCGCGCAAGATAAATATCCAGTTGCGAAAATTCAAAAACTTGCAGAATCTCATGCAAAAGAAAAAGGTGATATCAGCAATACGCTTCCGAGCGGTTTGATCGATGCAGTAAATAGAGCAGCAGCATTGAGTCAGAATATAGAATCATTCGATACTATTAAATTGACTTTTTCTCAGGAAGGCATTGAAGTATTTTCTCAGAGACCAAGCGGAAAATATACAGAAAATGTTGAGTGGGAAAAACCATTCAAGAAATCATTCGATCCAATTTCTATTTTCGCCGACTACGCAATGATAGAAAACGGAATCAAGTATAGCAAGAGTTTTTATTTGAAAGAAACAACTCAAAAAGAAAAGAAAGGAACAAGGATTATTTTTGTTCATGAAAACGGTATTCAGTTGATTAATACTTTTGACGGAGGACAGGAATAATCTTTTATGGAAAATAATTTTGTTCATCTGCATTGTCATAACGAATACTCTGTTCTTGATGGATTTGGAACATCGGCGAATTATGCAAAAAGAATTAAACAAATCGGTCAACCCGGAATGGCGCTTACTAATCATGGAAATGTAGATGGCAATATTAAATTTCAAAACGAATTTATTAAACAAGGATTAATTCCTATTCACGGATGCGAATTTTATATAGTTAAAAATATAAAAGAACATACAAAAGGCGAAAAAAGAAGTCACCTACTTGCTCTTGTTAAAAATGAAATCGGCTGGACGAACATGCTTAAGATGTTGACGATAGCGAATATAGACGGTCAATATTATCGCCCTCGAATAGATCCAGAAACTTTAATGTCTTATTGCGAAGGACTAATTATTTCGACCGCCTGTACTGCTTCTTTCTTACATGAAAAATGGGGAATCAAATTATTAAAAAATCTGCATGAAGAAATTGGCGATGATTTATATACAGAAGTTATGCCTTTTAAAATGCCTGAGCAAATTGAAACAAATAAGCTTGCTTTAAAATATGCGCAACTTCTTAATATAAAAACTATTGCTACAAATGATTGTCATTATATAAGTAAAGATGATGCCCAATCCCAAGAAGTATTGCTTGCTATTCAATCAAAGAAAAAATGGGATGATCCTCAGCGATGGAAGTTTTCTGTAACTGGACTCTATGCAAAATCATATTCTGAAATGGCATTGGCATTTGAAAAACAAGGATTATTCAATAAAAAACAAATTGCAGAATATCTTGAAAACACAAACGAGGTATTTGATAAATGCAAAAAGTTTCGTATTCCTCAGCGCCAAGTGCAATTACCTAAAACGCCAGAACAAAAAAGAAGGAAGTTGCCTGCAAAAGAATTGTTATTTGAAAAATGTTTTGAAGGACTTAAAGAAAAAATATTGCATAACGAAAAAAGAAAACCAAATAAAAAGAAATATGAAGAAAGATTATTAGAAGAGCTTGAATTAATTGAAAGACAAGGATTTTGTGAATACTTTCTAATCGTCGAAGAAATTATTGGATGGTGCAAAGAAAATAATATTATGACTGGACCTGGACGTGGATCTGCTGGTGGTTCATTAGTTTGTTATTTATTGAATATAACGAAAATAGATCCAGTTGAGTTTAATTTATTGTTCTCACGCTTTATATCACCTGATCGTATTGACTTGCCAGATATTGATAACGATTTTCAAGATAATAAACGCTACATGATTATCGAACATTTCAAAGAAATATATGGTGAAGATCATGTTGCAACCGTCAGTACATTTATGACTATGAAAGGTCGTTGCGCTCTTCGAGATGTTGCGCGCGTTTTCGATGTTCCTCTTGACGATGTTGATGAAGCTGCAAAAATTATAGAAGAGAACGAAGACTCAAGTTCTATTATTGCAAGTTCATTTAAGGAATTTGACGAAGGAAAGAAATTCAAAAAGAAGTATCCTGAAGTTACCGATATTGCAATACGACTTGAAAACCAAGTACGAGGAAAAGGACAACACGCTGCGGCAATTGTTTTGTCTTCTGATAATCTAAAAAATGGTGATAAGGTTTATTTACAATTAGGCGGAAAATCTAAAAAAGATGTAATTGTAAATTGGGATAAATTTGATATTGAATATGAAGGATTAATGAAGCTTGATATATTAGGTATTAATGCTTTGACTGTTTTGAATGATGCAAGAGAACTTATAAAAGAAAATACCGGAACAGAAATTATATATGAAGATATAGAATTTACTGATAAAAAAGTATTAAAAGAATTTGCAAAAGGAAATACAACTGGCATTTTTCAATTCTGTACTTATGGAATGAAAAAACTTTGTCAAGAAATGAACATTGATTCTATCGAAGCATTATCAAGTGCCAATGCTTTATTTCGTCCTGGTCCTTTGCAATCAGGAATTAAAGATGATTTTGTTGCAATTAGAAACGGAGAAAAGAAAACAAAGAAACAACATGAAATCATAAATAAAATAACGAAAGAAACAAATGGCGTTATTATTTATCAAGAACAGTTGATGCAGATAGTAAATCAATTGGCTGGTCTCGATTGGAAGATAGCCGATAAGGTTCGTAAGGTTGTTGCGAAGAGTAAAGGATCAGAGGAGTTTATGAAGTTCAGTGAAATATTTGCTGAAGGTTGCGTAAAAAATAAAACTCTTAATAAAAAAGACGCCTTGGAATTATGGGATAACTTGGCTACGTTCGGTAAATACTCCTTCAACAAATCCCACAGTTTGGCTTATTCTGTAATGGCATATTGGCAAATGGTTATTAAATATTATTATCCTCAAGAATTTGTTTGTGCGTCTTTAACTTATGGATCTGAAAATAATAAAAAAGAATTGATCGAATATGCTATTAAAATGGATCTTGATGTTCGACCACCTAAGATTGGAAAGTCAGATGCAATTCGATGGATAGTAAAAAATAATATTATGTATTGTCCATTTATCGAGATTAAAGGAATAGGTGAAGGAAAAGCAAAAGAGATAGCAGGAAAGAAAAATACAAAGAAAAATAATGTTGGTTTTTTTGATGAGGAAGATGATTTTTCAGATATCAAAAAGAAAGGAAATAAAATCGATGATATACTTGATGAAATAGGAGCAAAAAAAGATATTAAAATAACTCCTGAAGGGTCAAAGAAGATAGAAAAGTATTTTGATTTTAAGTTCAGAATCGACAATAGTTATAGGTATTAAGCAAAAAACGCAATAGATATCCTATAATATATATGTAAGGAGAAACAAATGAGTTCATTTTATCAAAGTTACAGACCAGATTCTTTTGACGATATGATTGGTAATGAAGCGGCAATTAATTCATTCAAAAAATCATTAACAAAGAAAAAACATTCTCACGCTTATATTTTGTCTGGACCACCTGGAACTGGAAAAACAACATTTGCAAGAATCGCGGCAAGTATGATTGGGGCATCAGAATTAGATATACGAGAAATAAACAGTTCAAGTAATCGAGGAATTGATACTGCTCGTGAAATTATTAATCAATCTAAAATGATGGCTATGGATGGAGAGGCAATAGTTTATATAATTGATGAGGTACACCGCGCAACATCAGACTGGCAAAATGCTATGCTTAAAGTTTTGGAAGATACTCCTGAACACGTTTATTTTTTCTTGTGTACTACCGAGCCGAATAAACTTATCAAAGCAATCAAGTCACGGTGTACGGAAATCAAAACAACTCCATTGACTGAAGAGCAAATATCTTTAGTTTTGAAACGAGTAATTAAACTTGAAAAACTTGATATCGAAAAAGATATTATTACAGAAATTGCAGAACGATCAGAAGGAAGTTCGCGCAATGCTTTGGTTATGCTTGAACAAATTGCAAATGCCGAAACAAAAAAAGATATCAAAATCATTCTTGATTCAAAAGGATCTGAGGACGATCCAGATACTATTGAATTATGCCGAACACTTCTTAATGATAAAAGCGACTGGTCAACAATTGCAAAAATATTAAAGAAATTAAAAGAAGCAAACAAACTTGATGACAGCGAAAGTATTAGGTATATGATTTTAGGTTATGCAAATGCTGTTTTATTGAACGGTAGAATGAGTTCAAGAGCTGCTTTGATGCTCGAATCTTTTTCCGAACCAACATATAATACAGGCAAATTTGGAATAACTTTAGCCTGCATTAACGTAATTTCTTGATTCGATATCCTATAATATATTAGAAAGGAGCTTATAATGAAAAGAGTTTATACAGACAAACAAAAACTTCTAAAAAGTTTAAAAGCAAAAGCAGTAAGGAAATTTTGGAATGAAATTGAAATTGTTTCTTGGGAACATCACTCACCTGCATATATAATCGAGTCTCTTGGAATAACAAGAGAAAACGAAATATATGAAGAATTGGTTGTTTATATAAATACTTATCATAACAAGAAAGAAATTTGTTCAACAGACATTCAATTCACTAACATTGATGTTTTGGAGTGGTACAATAATAAAGAATAATCCCGTATTGGGTTTATTATATAATTTTTAAGGAGAATGAAGAATGGCCAGTTTTAATCAGATCGTAAAGCAGAGCAAATTGCCTGAAGCAAAAGTAAAGAAGGCTCTGAAGGAACTTGGAATCACGTTCGAGAAGGACGCCGATTTTAATGAAGTAAAGACCAACAAGATTTTGAAGGCTCTTGGTGTAAGTGTTAAGGCTCCGGCAAAAATCGAGAAGGAAGAAGCACCTGCAAAGAAAGAAAAAGTTCCTGCCAAGAAAGCCAAAGTCGAGAAAGAAGTAAAGAAAGTTGCAGCAAAAAAAGTTGTTGAAGACGATGACGACGAGGACGAAGAAGAGGACGAAAAACCCGTAAAGAAAACAACAAAGAAAGCTCCTGCAAAAAAGCCCGCCAAGAAAGTCATTGAAGATGATGACGAAGAGGACGAGGAAGAGGAAGATGATTCGGATGACGATGATGATTCCGATGATGACGATGACGATGATGACGACGATGATGACGAGGATGAGTAATGGAAAGAAGTTTTGAAGAAGAAATCAAAATAAATAAGTATAAGCTTGAAGACGAATGTGAAAAACAAGCAAGCACTTATTTGTATTGGGCAACAAAAAATGCTGATGCAAAGTCAGCTCTTAATGAAGCCGATGATGCTTTGAAACTTATTGTTTCTGGTCGTGATCTTTCAACTAGAAACAATTGGAATGAATCTTGGGGAAAACAAACTGAGAATTCTATCAAGGCAGTTGTTGAAAGCAACAATCAAGTTCTTATGGCAAAGAAAAATCTTGCAGATTACCAGCGTGAAGTCAATACGCTTTCAGCAGCAGTATCAGCTTTTGAACATCGCCGTGATGAGCTTAAAAATCTTACTGGACTTCTTATTGGTGGTTTTTATTCTGCACCGAATGGCGGAAAGCGTGAAGGTGCAAACGAAGCTGCTCAGCGTGAAGAACGAACAAAGCTAAACAAGAAAAAGAAAAAAGATTAATGAATTCAAAAGATTTTGATCGTTTAATAAAAAAAATAATCGATCAAGCAAAAGAGCTTGCTTTGTTAGAGCAAGAAAATCAACAACTTCTAAAAGAAAATAACAGCCTTAAAAATTATTTAGAAGTTGTTGAAAAAGAAAATCTTGAAAAAGAAGTCGAAGGAGTAAAATGAGTATTAAAAAGAAAGGAAAGAAAAGCAACAGCCTTAAAGACCGCCTGAATAATTCCTACAAGAACAAAGACAAGGGCGGTGGAAATCGAGTCGGTGTTTTTGATTACAAGAAAGTTCCTGATGTTAAATTCTTTTCTCCGAATCTTGCTGATGGTCAAAAGAATAAAGGGAAAAATATTGTCAGTATTGTTCCATATACAGTAAAGACAAAAAATGATCCTTTGGTTCGGTCTGGTGATGCAAAGATTGGTGATCTTAGTTATGTGTTTGATTATTATAAGCACACAAGTCCGATCACTAAGGCTGATATTATTTGTATGAAAAATACTTTTAATAAGCCCTGCGAAATTTGCAACAAGGCCGAGGAACTTAAAAAGGCCGGAAAGAAAGATCAAGCTTATGCTTTGAAGCCTAGCCGAAGAACAGCATATAATATTTTTGATCATGGTCACCCAGAAAATGGAATTCAGGTTTTTGAAGTATCTCATTTTCTGTTTGAAAAAGAATTGATCGAAGAGGCACGTGGACAAGCTGATGGCGATGATTTTATTGACTTTACCGATCCTGAAGACGGAAAAGCAATTAATTTCAGAGCCGAAAAAGTTAGCAAGTCATTTGGTGAAGGTCAAGCGCCTTCAAAGTTTACAGAATTCAAAGGCTTTCAATTTGTTGATCGTCCCGAAGAACTTGATTCTGAAATAATCGAAGCGGCAGTTTCATTTGACGAAATTGTAAAAGTCCCATCAAACGAAGAAATTGAAAAGATTTTTTATGGCGATGATGACAAAGGAGATGATGACGAGGATGAAGATTCAGATGACGAAGAGTCAGACGATGAAGATGAAGATGAAGATACTTCTTCAAAGGCTCGGAGCAAGAGCGCTAAAAAGCCTGCTAAATCTTCTCATAAGTCTGATGATGACGATGACGACGATGATGATAGCGACGAGGAAGAGGATGATGACGATTCTGACGACTCCGATTCAGACGATGATGAAGAAGAATCAGAAGAGGATGAACCGCCAGCAAAAAGCAAAGCCAAGTCAAAAGGAACTTCCAAAACAAAAGAAGTTGCCAATGTCGGCAAAAGCAAATGCCCTCACGGACACAAGTTCGGTAAAGACCTCGACAACGAAGAAGAATGTGACGACTGCAAAGCCTGGAAAGAATGCAAAGCAGCCAAAAAAGCGTCAGGCGTAAAGTAAATGGCAATTAAATAGGCGCAAATTCATATTAAAGAAGTTACGTTCAGGCGCAAATTCAATTTAGGTAATTATGAAACCGAAGACATTGAATTTGTTGCTACTGTTTCAGAAGGACAAAATCCATCTGAAGTATTGCAAGCTCTTGATAAAGCAACTATAGCCTATCGGAAGCATCAGGCGTAAAGTAAAAGGAAAGTTGAGTGGGATTATTTAAAAATAGTTTTGGCAAGAGCCTCGGAGATAATTCATATATCTCTATCAACGAGGCTCTTGCCTTTTGTAATGAAAATAAATATAAAATAACGAAACAAGGTTTAATATATATTGGAAAGAAAGAAGGTTGGGTAATTAAAACCCAAAAGAATCACATTATAATTGATAAAGAGCATTTGTTAATTCATATATTAGATAGTCGAGAAAGAGTTCCTTGGGGTTTTATTGCAGTTTCATCAATGAGTAAACTAGCAAAAAATGAAAGTGAATATTATAGGGTTTTAAATAACAGCAATATTGAATTCAGAATTTACGGAAGGGAGAAAAAACGATATGCAAGGAAAGAAGATATCAAAAAAATCTTTAGAGAACATAGAAAAAGCAATCTTAAACCCAAAAAAGAAAAAGATAAACCCAAATAGTTTTCCAACTGGATCTGATTTACTTGATGAATTAGTTGGAGGAGGCGAATCAAAAGGTTTTCCTATTGGCCGTATTGTTAATTTTGTTGGCGACAAAAGTTCAGGCAAGACATTCCTTGCGCTCGAAGTAATAGCAGCGGCAAAACAACTATATAAAAATAAATTAAAATGGATTTATGATGATTCTGAATCTGGATTTTCTTTCGATACAAAAAGATTGTATGGTTTTGAAATTATGCCTATTGATAAAAATGATCGAGTAAAATCCGATACTGTAGAATCTGCTTATTGTAATGTCCGTAAATTCTTTGAAAGTCTTGAAGATGATGAATTTGGAATATATGTAATCGATTCTATGGATGGATTGTCATCTAAACAAATGAAGTTGCTTGCTGATGAACAATATAAAACATTTGTAAGTAAAAAAGACGAAAAAGAAAAAGGCTCTTATAAAATGGGAAAAGCAAAGTATTTATCTGATACTTTCTTTCCTCAACTTGCAGATGTTATTGAAAATAAAAATGGATTACTTATTATTATTTCACAGGTTCGTACTAATATAGATCCAATGAGTTTTGAAAAATATACAAGAGCTGGAGGAAAAGCGCTTGATTTTTATTGTCATACAGTACTTTGGCTTGCTAATATTAACAAAATAAAAAGAAAAGATCGAGCTGTTGGCGTTACAGTAAAAGCAAAGAACAATAAATCAAAAACACCTCGCCCATATCGAGAAGGATATTTGACTATTTACTTTGATTATGGACTTGATAACATTTCTACGAACATCGATTTTCTTTTTGATCTTAGAACACCTTCAGGACAATTACAGAAAGAAAAACTTGCTTGTTGGAGTGAAGCGACTGATGTTTCAATAACAGATATAAAAGAGTTTTTACAAGAAAACAAAAAAGAAGTATATTATAGAAAGAATGTTTTTCCTAAAATAAAGCATGATGAGTTTATGGAATGGATTAATGAAGATAAACAAAAAGCATTATTGAAGAAACTCAATATGCAATTTTCAAGTAAGATGAAAAGGGATGACCTTGTTGCTTATATAGAAACTAACAGCCTACAAAAAGAATTAACACAAAGGACGGTAGAAAAATGGGAGATGATAGAAAAAAGTATAGCAAGCAACAGGCCACCAAAATATCAGTAAGTATTAGAAATGAATTTAATATTGATTTAAAAGATATTTATAATGTATGGTGCGATTATAATTTTATGAAAAAAGAAAATATGTCTATGATTTCTTGTATTCAAATTATAAAGAAAAATTATAGTGATGCTATTTTTAATTATTTTATTGCAATGAGTCTTGAGCTTATTAATACAGAAATAATAAAAGGCAATAAATGAAAAGAGAATATGACAAAAAGAAACTTGATCTATATGATTGGGATACAGTAATATTAGCAGTTGAAGATTTGATTGCAAAATTAGTTGTTGAAAGATCAGAAGATCCTGAACAAATTGAACTTCTTGAGAGTGCTAAAAAATGTAAAAAGATTTTGTTATTAAGAGAGGAATCAAGAATTGAAAAAGAAAAGGACCGCGAGTATAAAAAGCCTAAGAGGAAAGCTCGATAAATTATTTAATACTTATATAAAAGAAAAAGATAAAAAATGTATTTTAACTGGCGACGCGGTCGGGCTTCAATGTTCTCATTATTATGAAAAGAAAGGCAATCCGTATTTAAGGTGGGATGAAAGAAATGCTCATGCAATGGCAAATCATAAAGGCAATGCAGTTCATTTTAAACATCATCATGGGAAAGAACCTGAATATGCTTTATGGATGTTTGAGCATCATAGTTTAGAATTTATGAGGAATTTATCAAAAGATGCTAATACAAAGATCGAATATACAAGAGATGATATTATTCGATTGACACATAAATATGAGTTAAAACTAGCTAAATTAAGGAGTAAGAGTGTTAAAAAATAAGGCTGTTTTGCTCATATTTACTTACTCTATGGTCGTTTTATTGAATGTCAACGCGTATCCTTCTATAACTATCAAAGAGCGCCTTGAGAACCTTAAAACAGCTGATTTAATCGGTATAAAGCAGGGTTTACCGAAAGGTATGGGCGCATCAATTGCGTGGGAAGAATCAAGAGCATATACGTTTGCTGTCGGTAAAAATAATACAGATAATTTTTGTTCTTTTGGAATAGTACAAATAAATGAATCTTGTGAAAAAGAATTAGCAGATAGATATCTTCCTGGAGGATATAAAAATTATAATAGGTTTGATTTAGAAAAGAATTGTATAGTTGGTTTTAATTATGTTTTGTTTTTACATAAGAAATACGGAAACTGGAAAGAGGCATTTTGCGCTTATAATTGGGGTCCAGGAAATATTGATCGAACAACTAAATATTCAGATATAAAATTAAGTTCAAGAATTTACGCCCAAAACATATTGAGCAGAATAACCGCCAAACCTTTTGATTATTCTACTCTTATGAAATAATTAAAACCAACCAAATTTATTTTCTATAATTCCTTTATCAACTAAAATATATCCACCTAAACAACCACCAACTACAATCAAAATTTTATTAATTACTTTTAAGCTGTTGTATGAGGAGTTTAATTTTGTCAATGCGTCCGATAACTTCTTGGATAATATCTCCTGATTCGCCAAGTCCGTTTTCGATTGTTCCAATAGCAATTGAGATTCCATTAATAAGTTCTTGATTTCTTTTATTTGAATCTGATAGTTGCTGTTGGAGTTTTGTAAATCTGCTACTATCTTCTGAGATTCGTTGTTCGAGTTCTCCAATTCTAGTTTCAAATTGAATATTAAGTTTTCCAAGTTCCTTATTTGTTCTTGTAAGGTTGTCATTGATAACTTTACTGTCAGCAATCGATTTTGACAATCCGATAATTGATTTATTATATCCTGCTTCGGAGATACGGTTTGACAAAATAAACCCTGTTGAAAAACAAGTGATACAAACAACAATACAAATAATAATCTTTCTAATTGTTTCATTCATTTTACCTTATCCTATAGTTACTGTTGATAAAATCTTGTTCATTATTTCTGATGCACCAAGACCAAAAATCATAGCATTTATCATTCGTTGCAAAAACCTTTTCTTTTTACCTTCTTTTGATTTTACTTTATCGCCAGTTTCATCAGGTCGATTATATTCTTGCCATAAAGTTAAAAGCAAAGCAACAAGTGCAGAACCTACAATTCTTGCAATACTAACATCTATAATTATTGGATCAGTTCCTCCAATCATAGGAACTACATTTGAAAACATTATGCAAACTAATGTTAAAATATAAGCTAAGACATCATCGGCAAAATCAAAAATCTTTTTCCATGCTTTTTTCATATAACCTCCAAATATACCTTTCCTTTAGACAAAGCGTCTTGAATCATTTTTCCTAATTTACGAACTTGTTTTTCGGTCTCTACTCGACCACACCCAAGTGTAGTTCCTGACCAAGAAAAATGAATCCATAAGCATCCATCTTTAATGAATATTCCTGTTCCTTTTTCGTACCCTTTTGTAATTGGATCTAAATCCCAAAGCTCAACATCATGATCGGCATTGGTTTTTATTTTTATAGGCCAGAAGTCTTTTTGTTTTGGATCGGTAGAAACTTCTTCAACAGCATATATTTCAAATGTTCCTTTTGGAAATTTTCTTGGCATATATGGTTTGTCGGTTTGAATGCTATTTACTATTGCATAAACAACTTCTTTCGGATCATGAAGCTTGCGGACATACAAAGGATCGATTTCATTTCTTACATGACACCAAACTTTAAAATGAATGCCACCAAATTCTAAATCTTCTTTGTCTCTATTCCATGTTATTTTCATTTTGCTTTTCTCCTATCTTCAAAAAGAAGATTACTCATAAAACAATCAGATTCGTTTTTTGCTTCATTCATTAATTTTATAGCAGCTTCCGCTTCTCCATTAACTCTTTGGTTTTTAAGAGCTGAAAATAATTCTTTTGTCGAATAATCTTGAGCATCGAGCCTTTTAAAAACATGAGGCATCAATCCTCTTATTTCTTTGATGTCATTCGCCATTGATGTAATTGTGTTAATAAGTTTCATGAATTTTTTAACTTCATTTGAAAACCAAAAAATAAATGCTATTATAATTGCTGTTGCGATTTCAGGACTTATGCTTTTAATAAATTCTAATATTTTCATTTATCATTCCTAATCTATATATCGTATATTACATTTAAACGGCCTGCTCAATCCAACTGTACAAGAAGTGTCGGCGTACAAATAATAATATCCAATATTAGTTACGAAACCATTAACTTTATATGTTCTTGATAACGCTTCATCCAAATAGTAAAACGGAATCAATACACCGGGGCCAGTTATATATGATCCTTGAATATCTACCACTTTTGCTTGTGCTATTCCCGTATCAAAATTTATAGCTGTTCCTGCTGTTGCTGGAGTTGTTCCTGTATAATACGCAACATGAAATCCGCTTGGATTTTTTCTTGTTATTCCTGTACCAATATTTGCCATGACAACTCCTGCAACCCATTTCCATGTCGTTGAACTTGTTTTTGTTATTCGCACAACTTCTGGATTTAGTGTTGATGCCGTTAATGCTCCATGAGTTATAAAACTCGTCGCCCCATCAATTGTTTCAGACCCAGAACGCAACAAAGTAATGGCATTTGTTGATGCTACTATTCTTTGTATTTCTATGTCTTTATACAAAGAAAGACCTTCCGTAATAGTCAAACTAATTGCGCTTGCCGTATTAACAACTATTTTTTTATCTGTTCCAAGTATAGTATAGTTGCCAGTAACTACAGTTATGCCATTAGATATTTCCATAATATTTTCAATACTATCTAAATCTCCAACAGTTGTATAAGTCAGATATAAATTTGTGTTAAGATAAGCACCATTTACAATAGAAACTTTAGTATAAATATTTGTTCCTACATCTGTTGTTGCATCTGCATCCAAATCAGTTAAAGTATAATCTGTCGTAAGTGTAAGTTTTGTTCCAGTCTTTCCTACTCCAGTCCATATTTCAAATGCACTCGCTTTTATTAAATCGTGTCCAATTCTTAATGATGTAGAACTTGCTCTATTAAGTAATTCATCAACTATAGAATAACCAGCCGCTAAAAAATTGTATCTCATTTGTTTTCTCCTTTAATTATTTATATTTATAAAATTATTATGAAAACATATCAACAAGTGCGATATATACATAACCAACCGGGACTTGACCTGAAGGTAGCTCTGAAATAGTAAATGCTCCCGATCCATATGACACCATAGCATACCCACCAGGAAAAATATGTGGATATATCCACATATTCACTCTGTCTGTTCTTCTTGAGGTTTCCGATTCATCTGCAAAAACAGCAATTCTTGCATTTTCAGCATAAGAGGCGCTAAGATTAGCATTAATATTTCCATCACTAACTGGAATTTGATCAGGATTGTGACCAACATGATATCCGTCAACCATATCTGCATTAAAATTTGTATTTACAACACCATTACTTAATGGTCTCTGTCCACTTCCATTTCCTGTTGTGTTGTTTATCGAATTTATACTATTCTGTAAAGCAGTATCTGTATTTCCTCTTGTTGTAGATTCTTCTGATATTAATTCATGATTACAAAGATCATTACTTTCTAATCTTACAAAATCAGAACCTACAGGCGCGTCCTTATCGTTCCATCCAAGTTCCGGCGTTATCCATATTCGAGCCATATTATCCTAGCCTCCTTAATTTTGTTTTTGTGTTAAACCCGTTTCCACTCAATTCAAATTCTTGCGAAACTATTACTGCGTTGTTATCAATAACTTTAACAATGTCTCCAAGTTCGTCTGTTGGGTCTCCTCTCCATAAAATTTCTATATTTCTGTTTGGATTTTTTGTTATATTTATTATATCTTCTGCAATTGCTTCGGATATTTCTGTTGATTGAATTAAATTATTTTCATTTATTGATAATATTTTTATTCCATATCTCCTTATACTATCACCATCTGTTTCTGTTACGACTTGACTTCCAACTATTTTTAATGGTTTGCCAGAAATATTTAATGTTATAGTTACATTGACAGAAGCAGAAATAGTAATATCAGCTCCTCCAAATCTATAGACACTAGCTATTATTGATGCTCCTGTTCCAGTTAAAGATGCTGTTGCATCAATAACAGCTTCCCAATCCGAATAATTTACATTATATGTTTTTTGTTCTCCTGCAACTAAAGTATTTGTTCCGCTTAAAGTCCATATCACTTGATTAGATTGAGCTACATAAGGAAGAGTTGTTATTTGAACTTTATTTGCTGCTGCTGCAACAGGAGAGCTCATTTCAAATATTCTATCTTCATTTATCGTATCAACCGCAACTCCTCCTTCTTTTCTTTCTATATAATTTCCAGCTTCTATTCTTATAATTCCATTTCTATCTTGATATGCGACTCCTCCAGCAGCTTCTGATATTTGAGCTAATGCTTTTCTATGGGTCATTGTTTTTAACCAAGCATACGGTATTTTATATTTTTGCAACTCAGTATCAACATTCCAAGATACATTTCTACTTGTAAGGCCATCAGATAAAACCTGTATTGCTATAGTATATAAAGATGTTTCTTGATGGATAAATATATTTAAAGAAGTAATAATTGGAGATGCTAATGAATTATACGAATATAATTCAAGCTTAACATATAACAGAGACGATCCAGAAAAACTACTAGTAAAAGTAACATAAGTTACTTGATTTAAATTAATTTGAGTCCAAGTTATAGAATCTTCGCTACAATACAAAAGAACTTTTGTTCCCATTGGTATTGATGCAACCATAGATGCCGTTATATAAACTGTTGCTCCAGCCTCATAAGTAAAAGGTAAAGCATCTTGCCATATACCTATATAATATTGAGATTTAAAAGCGCAAGTGTTTAAGGCGCACGTTCCTAAAGAGCTCATGTAAACCTCATCATTAATGTATTTCCTACGGCTTGAGTTCCGTTTAATGTTGCTGATATCCATTCAACATTTGTATCTATTAAAAATGTTTGATCGTTAGGAGCGGTTATTGCGGCACTCGTTGTATATTCAGAATCATCCAATGACGCCATTAAATCTAATCCTGTTGCAGTTACAACTATATCTTGAACAGGAATGTCCCATTCTTCAACATAAAATGTTCCCATTGGAATCCAATTGATGCCGTCTCCAATTTCAGGGAACATTTTAACACCTTTTCTTACAAAATTATAAAGCCTAGATTCTTTATTATTCCAATCAAAAAGTCTAGATCTATTATAAAACTCTACAACACAAGTTCCAGAAGCTGTAGTACCAACTGGCAAACTTTTATCAGATAATTCTCTATCCTCTATAACTTGCAAGCTTATTATGTCGCTTCCGCTTATCATCATAGAAATCATGGTATACATTTCTGCCACTTTAGCGTTTCTATGAACTTCATTCCATTTTTTTATTTTAAGTTCCATTATGCAAATAGCTAATATAGGAGTTATAGATGTATTATATTTTAATCCAGAATTTCCTACAACAGAATGAGAATCTATTATTGCATTATTTATATCATAAAAAATTACGTCGAAATCAACAGCATATTCTAATCTTGCATTATCAAAAGAAATATTTATTTCTTGAACTTGTCTTGGTGTAAAATTAACAAAAACAGATGGAGGGTTTATATTTAGTCCAAATGAATATCTTCCAAAACTTCTTTTTTTAAAAGCTTTTGCTTTATGAGTTTTAAAATCTCCATTGTCTCCTGATAAATCTTCACTCCACCAACCCATTTCATATTTTTCAATACCTGATTCTGTTTCTGGAGCTAGATGATATGTTCCATCTAGTTTACTTGATCCGTCTAAAGACATCCATTTTTGAGAAACGTCTTCTTTTCCATTATAAAGCTGAGAATAATAACTTATTTTATTTTTATTATTGCTATATCCTATTATTGTATTATCTATAGATGTGTCTGAGAAATCGAAACGACATCTTGCTTGAAGTTTTCTTCCTCTGAGTTTTTGTATTTTTGTTTTTAATGAACTTGGTACTGTTATCATACTTCCTCAAGTTTTATCTTAACGCCATTATAAGAATAATTATCTTTTTCATAATCTCTTAAAAAAGATTCAGACATGCTTAATCTACATATGTAAGTTGATTCTGTTAGATCATAATTAGTTTTTATAAAAGTAATATCAGAATCGCTTATATATAGAGCAATAAATTGATCTAATAAATCACCAGACAAAGAACAATTTTCCCATGATATTTCAAATGTTTTTTTAATATTCAAAAAATCACTAACAAGAGTATTATTTATAGTTCTATTTTTTATTTCAAAACTTACAAACCCTTCAGTTAATTTTGTATATCCGTTCGCAGTAAAAAGAATATCATTTATTTGTATATCACCTTTCATTATCCAACCCTCTTGGTTTCAATATTAGAATATTTAGATAACAACCTATTAAGCTCTCGAAGACCTGAAGGATTTGCAATAACAGAACCAATTTGAAAAATATTATTTGCTTGTGCTTTTGTTGAGTTACTATTTTTATCTGAATAACTTTCTTTATTTAAATTATTAAGAGCTACTGTTTTTAACATAGCATCTAATTTATCAAGAGGAATTACAACTTCTGCTTGACCTGCCTCTCCAACAGTGACATCAGTTCCTCCATTACTTGGTAATATTATTCCTCCGTTTGCTAATTTTGGTTTATTCGCATCTATAACTGCTAGCTGTGCTATAGTTGTTGCTGACATTAAAGCGGCAGCAGCAATTCCCCAAGGAGTAAACCCAAGTTCTGCAAATGTTTCAATTACTGCTCTTGCACCAGACGCAACTGTGCTAGCTATATTTAATTGATATGCAGCCATTGCAGCATCATAATTTAATTTTCTTGTTTTATCAGAAGCTATTTTTTCAATTGCTGCTTGTTCATCTGTTTGTTTTTGTTTTAAAGCAACATCATCATCTTTTTGTTTTTGCTTTAAAGCAGCTTCGTCGGCAGCTTGTCTCGTCTTCAACGCTATATCATCAAGAGCTTGTTGAGCTTTTAATACCGTTTGCTGATCGGCATATTCTTTTTCTATTACTGATTTATCATAAGCGTCTTGAGCCTCTTTTATTTTTATAGAGTCGCCAGTTGAAATTGCAACATCCAATTCTTTTTTATATTGATCTACTGTTGCTGCTCCTGCCAACCCTTTATCAAATAATTCTTGCTGTAATGCGTTATCGATAGCTTTTGTTTCATCATCTTGTTTTTTCTTAAAAGCATCTGTTTCAGCTTGAAGTAATATTTTAAGGGCATTGGTTTGAGCAGTATGACTTTTTTCAAGTGTATCTGTTTCTACTTGTTGAGCTTTTTTAAGAGCTTCTATTTTTGCGTCTCTTACTTCATTTATAGAATCTATTTCTTTTTGAGCTTGTATTTTATTTAGTTCAACTAATGAATTTGCAATATCCCAAGCTGATGAATAGATATCTTCAAAAGCTTTCTTTTTGTTTGCAACCATCTTTTTATCTTGATATTCATTCCAAGAGGCAATCTCTATATCTCTTTTATTGTTTTCTTCTGTAACCGTATCTATTCCGGAAAGTAAATCAGAATATTCTTTATCATATTCTATTTGCAATTCTTTTTCAGCGTTTTCTTTTTTAATGGCATCTGCATTATCCAATGCTACTTGTTTAGCGCCAGCCAACAAAATATTTGTTTTTGCAGACACCATTCCAAGTTTAGATATATCTTCTGCTGATTGCGTTAATGCTTCATTATTACTTTTTAATGCGTCTTCTTGAGTCATTAATCCTGCTTTTACAAGATTAGCGTTTTCTTTTAATTTCGCATTATATGCTTCAATAATAGTATCTCTTTGAGTTGCCAAATCTTTTTCTTTTGTTTTTGCATCTTCTGCTGCCTTTGCGGATGCCTCTAATGCTCTTTTTATTTTAAGTTCAAGATCACCACCAGTATCTCTATTAGCAGAAAGAACTATTGTTTGATCTTTAAGAGTTTGAAGTTGTTTTCTATATTCATCAGTTACATTTGTATTCGCAAGCCCAATAGAAATTACTGACGCTTCCGTAACTCCTAATGATTCTGCAATATCTTTTACTTGTTGTTTTGTAGATTCAAAATCAGGAGGCCCGAAATTTTGTTGTCTATCTAATGCGTCGCCAATCATCTCAATATTTCTTAATGAAATTCCGGATGCTTCAGAAACCTTTCCGTATTCAGCAGAAAGTTTTTCCATATTTGCTTTATCAATAGCAACACCAAGAGAAACTACAACAGCGGTTAATGCTGCAATTCCGGCAATAGCTAAAACTACTGGATTGGCAGCTAAAAAAATCATTGCTTTTGAAATTAACCCTATTCCTAAAGATACTGGGCCAGCAGCAGCAGCAAATCCAAGCATAGTAACTATAAATGCTTTTGTTGGTGCATCTAATTCTGTTACACTTTGAGCGAACGAGCTTAACCCTTTAATTGTATCCATAACAGACGGCATTAAATCTTCAACAAAAGATCGACCTAATGTACTTACATCGTCGTGAAGAGTTGAGATTAATCCTGGTAATGTTTTAGAGGCTTTTTCCATTCCTCCAAAAAATTGACCACCAGCTGATGTTGCAGAAATAAAAGCGTTCGTTACTTCATCAACACCAAGTTTTCCTTTTGACATTCTATCTTTAAGAGATGCCATTGATTCGCCAGTTTTATCAGAAATAACTTTTAATGGATTGAAACCAGCATTAATCATTTGAAGCAAATCCTGTCCCATCAACTTTCCAGTTGAGCTCATTTGTCCAAAAGCTAAAGTCAAAGAACCTAATTTATTTGCATCACCCTGAGCAATATCTCCAAGCATAGATATTCTACTCATTAATGTGTCTGCTGAAACTCCGTATTGCAATAAAACTTTTCCAGCTTGAGCTAAATCACCTAATTCAAATGGTGTTGCTGCTGCCATCTTTTGCATATCTGCAATCGTGGCTTTTGCTTTTTCTGCCGATCCAAGCATTGTTTCAAATGACGCTTGATACATTTGAAATTGTCCAGCAGATTTTAATGACGCAATTCCAGCAGCAACTATTGGGGCGGTCAATCCAAGAGATAATTTTGTTCCAAGATTAATAGCAGTATCACTAAAGCTTTTTAATTTAGTTTGAGAACTATCAATACTTTTATCAAGTTCACTATTATCTCCGACGATGCGGACGACCATGTCTCCAATAGGACTACTCATTTTGTTCCTCTTCTATTACGCTGCCGTCTTTTTTTAAATTTTCTTCTTTTTGTTTTTCAATTAATCCTTGTGCTAACATATCATCACGAATCTTTTTTAATTCTTCATGAGACATATTGGCTAAAGAAGAACTTTCGTTTTCTTTTGATGGATTAAGTTGATCAAATCCTAAATTATGATACATTATAATCTGACCTAAACTCATTTTCCAAAGCAAATATTCTTTTGTTGCCCAAGGATACATTAAAGCCATTTTAACGAACAGGAGGCCAAGATGTGTTTTACCATCACCCGAGCCTCCATCTATTTTTTTCCGTAGTCAGAAACTCCTTTGTAAGATGCAACTAGAGCCTCTTCTATTGCCTTGATAAATGCATTTATTTGTGGTGCGGTTGTGTTTTTTGAAAACCAATCATAATCCATTTCTGTATAAGAATTTTCTGCAAACGATACACAAATCCTAATACTCAAATCAAATGCTTTTTTACATTCCTCTTCACCTTTCTCAATTTCTTTTTTTGATATGTTTCTCAATTCACTAAGCATTGTATCGATATCAAAAGTAATTGCGGTTGGTATAAAAGAAACATCAATTTCTTTTCCATTCAATTTGAGAATCTTTTTCGCTGGCTTCAAAATATCAAGGTCAATAATCTCGTTCATCAAAAAACTCCTTATTTATTATCTTGTCAAAACAATATCATACAACTGACTTCCGGCAGTGCGCGAAGTATCAACTTTTGCTGTTACAGGCATTGAAAGAACATTAATTGGATCAGTATCATTATCACTTTTTACGGTGTACGAAAGACCAGCGTCAGCAGTTACTTTATACAAAGTAATCACAGTTGTCGTTGTCGCTCCAGATATAATGCGAGTATTTGTAAGGCGCATATTAAATGGAGTTTGTGTTGATCCCCCTCCAGCATTAATAGTTGTAACTCCTGAAGTTGTGGTTGCTATCAATATTCCACCCTGAAGAGTTGAAATTGCAGTTGATACAAACTCGATCATTTCCATATCTACCGTCAAGGTTTCTTCAGAAATTCCTTCAAGAGGATCAGGAGCATTACCCGACTGAACATTCATTTTCGTTACATTATGTTTCCAGTTACTTACTTTGCCCGCGCCTACGTTAGTATAAGCTGTAGTTGCAGTAGCGGCATAAGCTGCCACCTCAACTTTATAGTTACCTACGATAAGACGCGAATCTGTTACCGCTCCATTTTGATAGTGAGCCATTTTGTTCCTCCTTAATTAAAATATAATAGATATATCAACAGGACTATTATATATAGTTACTGTTCCCGATGTTTCTGGAATAACATTATGTTCTGCAACTAATGAAATCCTATATGCACTAAACCCTGAAACAGAAGTTGATGATTCTACATCAGCATATGTTCCGAGTCCTTGTGTTCCAACAAATAAATCCAATACTTCCGAAGATATTTTTTCTGCTTTTTCTTGTGTAGTGTCTCTGCAATTTATCGACACATTAATTCTTTTTAATCCGAATCTATCTCCGCTTAGTTTATAATAATTAATTGACGGCATAGCAGAAGCTGAACTTGATGACGGTACAGTTCCTGATGTTATTTTAGATGATTGAACCAATGATGTTATACTTGTCGCTTGTATCATTGCGTAACCAACAAATTGCAATGGGCTCATCATTGTTTTATATACTCCTTAAAATAAAGTCCTGCTTTATCTCTGCAAATAGTTAAAGTTTTTCCTTTTGCAAGATCAAACGCTGGACGAAGAAAAGCTTGAGCATCAGTTCTTACAGTTCCAAATTCTTGATGTGGCGCATAAGGCAAAGGCGTTCCAACAAATACTTCGTTTTCATCATCAGGCATTTGTATAGTCATTTCTGAACTTGAGTATCCTTCTCCATTACTAGATCGACCAGATCCATATGATGCAGGGTTCCCAGGCTCTGTTCCTTCTCCTGTTCCAGCCTGTGTTGTTATTGACGCCGCAAGATATCCTGTGTCTTTTGGTGCCAATAATTTTGCTTGTCCTTCAACAACTAATCCTATTCCAAATGCAGTCTGACCAACAACTTTTTTACCTTGTATCTTTACTTCATTACCTTTCCAATTAAATTTGACTGAAGTTTTTATCATATAACTTTCTCCAGTCCTATTACCATTATCTCACCTTGTCCCATAACATCGTCAGGCTCACCAACAATATTAAATACTTCGTTACCTCTTACTATTTGTTGATCGTCTCTTGTCCAAGTATGATATCCAGGTGCTGTTACAAGAACGTGACTTGATTTAATATTTACTCGATCACTAAAAAAGCTTTTGTTAGAGTTATTCTGATAAATTACTGCCGACTTCAAAGTTGTCATAGAAGTGACCTGAGTTTGTCCTCCCATTCCATCTTCAATATAAGATGACGCACCGATTATTTGTACATCTTTCATGGTCAGCAAATCTAATAACATTTAAATCAACCTCGCTATTCTATATGGTATTAACATATCAGTAATTGATGATGGATACCCATTTCCGTTTCCATTAGAATCTGTATTTGCAAAAGTTTCAGAAAAAGGTCCAAGCGAATGAGATTTTATTCCACTCGATTGTTTATTTCTTTTATCATAATTATACGCAATCATTTGAGCAGCTATTCTTTTTAATCCAATTGGAAAACTGACAAGGGAAATCATTATTGATCTTCCTGAAAGTTCTGATACAACAGATTCACTCGTTGCTAATACCAAAGTATTTTCAAAAACTTTTTGAATTATTTTATATCCATCATTCCTATAAGATCCATAAATAAAAATTTCATCTCCATCTACAAATCCCATATCATCAAAATCTGTATTAGAAATTATAGTTCGAGTTGACGGAACAAAGGTCATCGATGTTTGAACATATATATCTGAGGTAAAATAATTGTTAGTTAAAAGATTTATTGCATTTGTAACTTCAGGAATAAACCCGCCAGCAATAATTGTTCCAGCTGTGCAAGCAATATCGCTTAATATTGTTACCTCAGTTGCTGTTAATATCGCCATTTATTTATCCTTGTAGTAATAGCCCATTTTATTTACCTCATTAAAAAAACAAAGAAAGCTGATGGAATGTAACGATCCCAAAATACTATTTAAGGTATTCCATCAGCTTGAACTAATTACTTAAGGATTCCAGGCGTTAGCACCCGTCATAATTGCAGAGACGTATATAGTCGATGCAGTCGCAAAAGTAAGTTCCATGTACGCATCGCTTCCTTCGAAACGAGCTGATTCAAAATCTTTTCCACCAACTACCACGGTTGCGGCAGTCGCAACAGTTACAACCTTTGCTCCTTGTCCAATTTCTGTATAGTTATCACCGGCAGTGAAAGTAACAGCAACGGATGCAGTCGAAGATTGATTTTCAAGAATGATTGCAAGCTGAGCGAAATTCAAAGACGATTGAGCAGTGGTTGCCGCAATCAATACGCTCGAAGTCGTTCCAACGCTATCAGTCTTTGAAACAGTAGCTCCGCTCAGTGTAGGCGAAACCGGATTAACAGTTTTTTGTCCCATTTATTTTAACCTCCTTTTAATTAGCCCGCAGCTTCAGTAAGATACAAAGTTGCGAGTGCTTCAGGATGAACAACTTTGGCACCAAACACATAAAGTCCTTTTACG